CTGATGTTGAAAATGCAGTCAATAGTATGTTTTTGGATTTGCAGAAGGGAATAACAAACTTGAGAGATTTTGATTTACTTGCTATTATGAGAAGCATGTTTGTTTCTAATAATAACAATAACAATAATAATCGTAGTACTTCTGGTGATGCTGCTACGGCAGGAAAATATGGACCAATCTTAAATTTAATTGGAAGTGCTGAGGGTGGATATACTTCTATTGCACCAAACGATAAGAATGATAATCTAACAAATATGACGATTGCTGAAGCAGCAAATGCAAAGGGTGAAAATGGTGGCACTGGTGCAATTGGCAAATATCAATTAACAAATCCCATTCAGCAAGCAGTTAATGCTGGATTGGATCCAGAAAAAGATTTATTTAATGAAGAGAATCAAGATTTAATTGCAATATCTTTGATTAAGGGTAGAGGAATAACTGCCGATATGATTATAAATGATCCTATTAGGGCAGCAAGTCTTCTTGCAATGGAATTTGCTGGTATTCCAGTATTAGCAGATCAACAAGGATACGTGCAGTCTGTTCAGAGGGGTCAAAGTTATTATAGAGGATTCAATGGCAATAAAGCTACTATTGCACCAGAAGACGTTGAAGCAGCATTCAAACAGTTTGGGCAAACAGGAAAACTAGATTTAAGTAAAAGATTTACTAAAGGAGAAGATGTAAGTGCATTAGGTGCTCCAGCAACAATCACATCAATTAAAGGTGCTTTTGAAAACTTTAGAACAAAACCTCATGGTGGTCTTGATATTGGATGTGCTGCTGGTCTTTATATTGCATTAAGAGCTGATTGTGAAGTTGTTGGGACAAAGGATGATCCTGGATATGGTCTTGTTATTGACGTATGGGTGCCTTCGGTTGGTGTTCAACTTAGATTTGCACATAATAGTTCAATCATTATCAAGTCTGGTGCTATTCCAGCAGGAACTTCTTTTGCTGTTACTGGTAGCACTGGCAAGTCTACAGGACCACATATTCACTTGGAGGCATCAACAGAAAAAGGTTCTACAAACTACGGTGGCAATACATCACCAGATCCATACGTTGGATTAATTATGCTTTCTGCTGCTCAAATTGATAGAAAACCAGGACAAATACCAGATCTTAGTGGTCGCGGTGGTCCTTCTTTAGAGGGAATAGGTATGAATGATATTGGTAGTACGGTTGCAACTTCCAGAAATAAAGGTTCTGTCATCCCTGTACCAATTCCTGTGGGAGGACAGCAATCTCAATCGCCTGCAGTAGTAATGTCTGGTGGTGGAGGTAATGGTGGAACAAAAACTGTTGTCGTAAATGAGTTAAATAGTTTCATCACAAATAATCTTCTTAGAGAGTTAGAATATACATAATGCCAAGTAAAAAAGCGTCAGATCCATCAGAATACATAGAAGTACTCATTGAATCTAACGATAAATCCCAGAGTGCTGATTTAAGACTTGGTGTCCAGTCTATAAATTATTATGAAGACATTTTTTCACCAACGATTACAGCAAAGATTATTGTTACCACTACTGGTAATGCCTTTGATGGTAAAGGAATTTATCAAGGACTTCCATTAAGAGGTGGAGAAAGAGTATCTCTCAATATTAAAGGTAATGCAGAAAGTCCTGGATTAAACTTTTCAAAAAATACTGATGATTATTTGTATGTCTCAAGTATAACAAATATTATCAGTGAACCTCAAGTTGAGACATTTGTTCTTAATCTTTGTTCTAGAGAAGCGATTACAAATGAAACGACAAGAGTAGTAAAGAAATATCCATCTTCTTCACCAATATCTGGTTCTGTAGAATCAATTTTGACGGAACTTATTCAAACAAGAAAACCAATTGATTCTGACCAGACTTCTAATAAGTATGGTTTCATTGGAAATATGAGAAAACCTTTCACCGTACTTACTTGGTTAGCATCCAAGGCAGCACCAGAATCTGGTATTGCTGGTTATGTGTTCTATCAAACTCAAGACGGATACAAATTTAAATCTCTTGATAAATTAATTACTCAGGAACCAAAAGATAGATTCTATTATACAACAGTTACCGATGGTAATGCACACGTTGGGTCTGTATTTGGTGAAGATAAAATTATAATGGCATATGTTACTAATAGAAATCAAAATATGCTTGAAAAATTAAGACTGGGTTCTTATTGTTCTCATCGTGCATATTTTGATCCACTTACATTTAGAGTAACTCCACCAGAGAAAAGAAGATTTACTATTGACGATTATGGTAAAGTAAAAAATCTGGGCAAAAAATTGAAATTGCCAAAGATTAGTGAGACCTCTGATAAGACTTTAGGAGAAATTCCAACAAGGATGATTACTGGTATTTTAGATAGAGGAACTATTGAAAAAGATGTGAAAAAAGATTTGAATGCAGACCCACTTGAAAATCAATCACAATCATTACTTAGATATAATAGTCTATTCACACAGACCTTAACAATTACTATTCCTTCAAATACTAATTTGAGGGCAGGTGATATTATTGAATGTTCTTTTCCAGTTACTTCAACAAAAAAAGAAAAAGAATTTGACCAGGAGCAAAGTGGTCTATATATGATTAAAGAGTTATGCCATCAATTCAATGCAGAGGGGTCATATACCTCTGCAAAGTTGATTAGAGATACATTTGGTCAATACGGAACAAATAACAAAGAGAACTGATGTTAGAGGAGTCATTACTAAAAACTAATTTTATTGGTAGAGACGGATTCCGATGGTGGATTGGACAGACTGCTCCTGCTTCTGCACAAGGTAATCAAGCAAATGGTGGCGGATGGGGAAATCGTTTCAAAGTTCGTATTTTTGGTTATCATCCATATACTACTGTTGAACTTCCTGATGAAGATTTGCCTTGGGCGATTGCAATTCTTGGTTGTACTGATGGTTCTGGTGCTTCAAATAGAGCTACGTCTGTAAAGATTGCACCTGGTGATACTGTATTTGGTTTCTTCCTTGATGGTGATGATGCACAGCAACCTGCAATTCTTGGTGTTTTTGGTAGAACAGACCAGGTTCCATCATCAACGTACAAGAATCCATTTGAACCGTTCACTGGATTTACAGGCAGAATCAAACCTGCAGCTGGTGGAGTTATTGTACCAAATCAAGCAAACGAACAGACCACAACAGCACAAAAAGCACCACGTTCAGTTGATAAACAAACTGCCGATAAACTGAATAAACAGGCAGAAAGTTCTACTCAAACTGATGAAGTTCTTGCGGCAGAAGACGCCGCTTTAGCAGAAGCACAAGCAAAAGAAAAGGCAGCAACTACAAAAGAAGTTTCTTCAAGTCGTGCTATTGGTAAAAAAGTTACTGCTGCAAATGCTAATGAAGATAGTGCTGTTGCAAGAATAAAGAATGATGTTGATAATTTTACTAAGAGTGTAGCAGAAATTACAGGAAGCATTCAAGGTGCTGTTAATGGTGCAAATGAATTTGTAGGAAAAAAGAAGCAACAATTATTTGAATTAATTGATACTCAAACTGCCAATATTCAGAAGGGCAGTGCTCGTATGATTCAAGATATAACTACAAATTTATCGAATGTTCTTGTACCAACTCTAAATTTTGGTCTTCAAGCATTATATGATTCTGTATATGCAGTAGTTTTTGCTGCAACAGGAAGCGATCCAGCGGCAGATACTGCAGGAATAATTGCACAAGCAACACTCATTGGTCCAGTAAAGGAAATTTCGGATGCAATACCTTGTATTGCTAATAAAGTTATAGCAGGTATTGGAGATGTAATTAAAGGAGTTCTTCAGAGTGTTGCTGATAATGTTACAAATTTTGTTTCATGTATTGGAGACCAGGTTGTTGGTGCTTTAATGAATCACATTATCGGTGGTGTGACAAGTTTCCTTGGACCTTTGATGGCAGGTGTCGATAAAATTCTAATGGGATTTGACATCGGTACTTGGTTAGGTGGAACGGGTAGTGCAATCTTAGGTATTGCACAAGAACTTGGATGTAATCAGATTGCACCAGAATTTGACCTTGCATCAGATGAGTGGGTAATTGGAAAAGGATTTAGTGATGAGGATGGTGTTCCTGTAGATGAAATTTTAAATACTGCAAATGAAGCGTTAGCGGTTGCTCAGGATTTATCTGCGCTGCCAATTGATTTGGTTCAAGATATTGCTTCCATCACTGGATCATTAGGATATTTTGATTTTATGAATCCAAGTGTATCAACACCAGGATTTGAAAGTCCTCTGAGTAAGTGTTACGCAGGACCACCAGAACTTGGTGGATGTGGTGGCACAAAAGTTAAAATTTTTGGTGGTGGAATCAAAGGTGTTGGTGGCATTGCAAATGCAATTGTTCAGGTTGCTCAAGGTGGACAAGGACTTACAGGTAGTGTGATTGGTGTAGATCTTGTTAATGGTGGTGGTGGATATACTTTCCCACCATTTGTTGAACTTGTTGATGAATGTGGTGAAGGTTATGGTGCCACAGCAAGATCAGTTATTGATTATGATCCAGATTCTCCTACCTATCAACAAATAACTGACATTTACATTGTTACTGAGGGTGAAAATTATACACCAGATAAAAATATTCCAGTTGACGATGACTTTATTCTTGATGATGAAAAAGGACCCATTATTATTGATGGTGGAGAAAATTATGAAGATGAGGATATAATTACTGATAGTGCTGGAAACGAATATGATATTAAGATTGACAATACTGGCGCAATAACTAAGATTGCTCCCAGAATCAATAATGAATATCCTAGTTTTACTGAATCACTTGAATATACAGTTAACACTATTACTGGAAGTGGTGCCAAGATAGCACCTAGAATTAAGAAGAGACCTATCACACCTCAAGGTCAAGTTAAACAGGTCATTGATTGTATTTCTAAGGATGATGATTTTGTTGGATATGTCAATGGTGAAAAATATTATGGACCATTCCATGTACATCCAACAAATGGAAGAAAAATGGTGGGTGCTACACACGTATCTACACCTCATCAATACATTTATGATTCTCCAGAAGAAAGTCTTGGTTCTCCACAACAAATAGTTAGTACAACTACTCAAATACAACAGGTAACTGGAGGAGGTACTCCTACAACTACATCTAGTACCACCCCTACAACACCTAGCACTAGTGATGGTGAAACTCAAACTCCCTCAGCACCAGTACCAACTCCTACACCAACTCCTACACCACCACCAACACCTCCCCCATCTTCACCTCCATCCGGTGGTGGCGGATACTAAATATTATTAGGAGGTTCTAGAAATGTCAAATAATTGGGAAGGTAGACAATATATCAATCTTGGTCCTAAATTCAGGATTGAAGCTGCAAATCCCCAGACGGGATTTAATGGTGAATCAGTTTATGATATTTACGGCAATAATAATCAAGGTGATGTTTCCTTGATGGGAATGACCGAGGGTGGAGTATTTCGTCTCTATAATGATAGAACCATTGAGATTATTGGAGGTCAAAATACTGAAAGAGGTGGTGTAGATATTTGCATTACTGGTATGAAAGGTAGTGTTCTTATTACTGCCATGGAAAATGGTGATGTCAGAATCCTTGGCAATAACATTGTTATGGAATCTAAGACAGATATTACATTCAAAGCGGGAGCTAATGTGCTCTTTGATGTTGGTGATAAATTTGATATTAAAGCAAAAGAGGCATATTGTGAAGCACCACATTCTTATGGACCTAAGTGTATCGCAACAGAAACTAATCTAAAGACTTTCTTGAATCAAGTATATGCTGGTCTTGATGCAGAAAGTATTGCTATTGCCGCGTCTGCTGGTGCTGGTGGAGTTGGTTCTGCTGCCGCAGTTGCTATTGCAAAAAAAGCTATTGGAGAACTTAAAGCATGAGTTTATTCAATAATAAAACTAGTTTTGAGCATACTTTTGCCGCTAAAGTATATTTTTATAAGGATATTGATGTAAGTGGTAGTGCAACGTTTGATAAAGATGTAACAATTGGTGGAGACTTAAACGTTTCGGGTGATTCATCTTTTGCTGGTAATGTAACTATTGAAGAAAATCTAACTGTTAAAGGTTTTTTAGATTTTGAAAATCTTTTAGTAAGAAATAGTTTTGATGTTGGTGTAGGTGGAACTGTATTTACTGCTGATGCTAGTACGGAAAGAGTTGGTATAGGAACAACGGCACCAGTAGAAAAATTTCAACTACTAAGTGGAAATAATACTATTGTAGTCACTGATCAGGGAGTAGTTGGTATAGGAACAACGACACCTGTTGATTTTACTGATGATGGTTCATTAAAACTTGATATTGACGGAAGTGTTTCTATCGCCAAAGATCTTTTAGTAAAAAGAAGTTTTGATGTTGGTGTAGGTGGAACATTATTCACAGCAGACACTAGAACGGATAAAGTTGGTATAGGAACAACCGCACCCCTAGAAAAAGTTCAGATTCTTTCTGGAGATGACAGTATCGTAATTACTGATCAAGGAGTAGTTGGTGTTGGAACAACAGTTCCGGCAAATTTTAATAATGATGGATCAATAAAATTAGATATTAATGGAAGTATTTCTATTCAGAAAGAAATTTATGACTCTAGAAATCTAAAAGGTCTTTCTGGTAATTTCTTAAGTAAAGATGAAAATGGTATAACTTGGGTACCATTTGAACCTGCGTTCCAAGAAGGTATTTTCCTACAGGATGAAGGTGTCTTTGTACCAACTCCAGGACAAGGGGGTCAAGTTGGTGCTGGACAATCCTTCTCAATTCTAAATTTTGTCCAATTAAATAGTCTTGGAAAAGGAACTGATACACTTGTTCCAACTGCTAGACATCCACAGACAGTTACTGGACTTGCAACCATATTTACCAATGATCTTTGGGGATTTAATGGTTCTGGAGATGATGCACCAATTTATAGGGATACTAGAGTTGGAATCAAACAAAATAATCCACAGTTTGATCTAGATATAAACGGAACGTTAAATGTTGATGGTGCTACAACACTTAATGACACTCTCGATGTTGATGGTGCTACAACACTTAATGACACTCTCGATGTTGATCTTGCTACTACTCTTAATAGCACTCTTGATGTTGATGGTGCTACCACTCTTAATAGCACTCTTGATGTTGATGGAGTATCAACATTTAATGATGAAACAGACGCCACTAGCACTACAAATGCATCAGTTCAAATTGATGGTGGCGTTGGAATAGTTAAGAAACTTTTTATCGGTGGAGATACCAAAGTAGAATCTGAAACTGATGCAACTGCATCTGATGCTACGGCAGCATTACAGGTGGTTGGTGGTGCTGCCATCGGCAAGAAACTTTTTGTTGGTAACGAAACTAAAGTAGAATCTGAAACTGATGCAACTGCATCTGATGCTACGGCAGCATTACAGGTGGTTGGTGGTGCTGCAATTGGTAAGAAACTTTTTGTTGGTCAAGAAACTAAGTTAGAAAATACATTAGAACTTGAGAATGCAATAATTGATATAAATCAACAAACTGGAGTTAATGGGAAAGATTATCGTTTAGCATCTGTCGGTGCTGGTGTATCTTGGAGACCATCAGGTGTTGAAACAAAGAAAACTATTTGGGTTTCAAAAAGTGGTGATGATTCTAACAGTGGGTTATTAGAGGGTGATGCTAAAGCAACAGTTGGTGCTGCAGCGACGGTTGCTCTACCTGGAGATACAATTAAGATTCGTCCTGGAAGATATGTTGAGAATAATCCAGTTGGTCTTCAAAGAGATGTATCAATTACTGGAGAGGATTTAAGACTTGTTACTATTGAACCACAAAATACAAATTTAGATGTTTTCTGGGTCAGAAGAGGATGTCTGATTGAGAATTTAAATTTTGCTGGTGACAATATTTTTGTTGACCATAGTGGTGCAGGTGCAGTTGCATTCCCGATAACTGGAGTGACAGCAAATAGTGGATATACTGCTGCTGGTCCAGCAGACGAAGGTCCTACAAAACGTTGGAGATCTCCATACGTTAGAAACTGTACCAATTTTATGACCGGAAGTATTGGTATGAGAATTAATGGTGATGATGCAATAGCGAATTTTACAGGAACAGTAATTCCTGGAGCAGACTTAAAATCAATGGTCTGTGATTCCTTTACTCAGTATAATGAAGCGGGGATTGGTGTATCTCTGACTAACAATGCATATGCTCAGTTGGTTTCTATCTTTACAATTAATAATGATATTGCAATCTACGCCGATACTGGAGCACAATGCGATCTTACAAACTCCAACTCATCATTTGGTAATTTTGGATTAGTTGCTGTTGGTCTTGGCGCAACACAATTTACTGGTAAAGTAAATGCGGATATTGTTCCTGGAGATAATTCTGATGTAGTTGTTGGTAAGGGAGTTACTGATTCAAGTGATATAGTTAGAAGACCATTTGATGGGCAAGCATTATATTTTAAAATTAACTTAGCAAACTATCCAGATGTTCCTGCAGCAGAACAAGCAACTGGAAGAATAACAGCACCACTTCAAGAACTTTCAAGCATTGAAGTTATTGGTTCTCCTGGAGGATTTTCTGCTGCAGTTCCACCAACAGTTACTATTAGGGATAATGATGGAACTCTTGAACCAAAGGGACCACAGGGTATTATTGCAGAAGCAAGTGCAACTATTGATGAAAATGGAATTTTAACTGAAATTGATGTTATTAATTCTGGAAGAAACTATCTTCCTACACAAAATATTGTAGTAGATATTGATGGTAATACTGCACTTGCAAATGCAGTTATGGAACCAATTTATTTCACAATCTCCGAAGCAACTGAACCTATCATTAATACTGGAATAACTACAATGACTTTTAATGAATTTGTTCCTTATGAACTATTTGAGGATGACCCTTTTACCCTGCAAAGAATTAGTCGTATTCTAACCAGCTCACATTCTTTTGAATACGTTGGTTCAGGTACCAGTATAAATACATCACTACCTTTCCAAGGTGCTATTCCAATAAAAGAGAATGAGGTTGTTGTTAGTAAAGGAGCACAAATTCCATTTACTTCAACAGATCAAAAAGGAAACTTTGATATCGGTGCAGGAATTCAGGTCGATCAAACCACATCCACAGTTAGAGGAAGAGACTTTAGTAAAGCAATACAGGCAGAGGTTACACCACTTATACTTGCGTTGAGATAATATGGCAGTTGCACCACTTAATAAGTTTATCACGATTGCTGTTCCAGTTTCTCCTGGGGAGCAGACAGTTTATACTGCACCTACAGGAGTTTCTTCAATTATCTTATATGCTTCAGTATCTAATGTTGGGGTAAATACATACCCAACAATGACTTTTACGCATAGAAGAGAAAGTCAAGCATCTAAGACAAAGGGTAATACTAGAAATATTAGAGTTATAAAGAATGGTGAAATTCCACCTAACGATGCTTTAGTGATAATTGATGGCAGACTAGTTCTTCAAAGAGATGCAAGAATAAAAGATTCCGTTATTATCAATGGAGTTCAATCAGGAGTAACGACAATTACAAATGTAGATTACGATAATTCATCAGGTATTGCTACTGTAACAACAATAAACAATCATGGATTTAATGTTAATGATGAAGTAACACTGAGCAATATTGTCTTTGATTGCGGGTCATATAATTCAGGTATAACTACAAGTGTTTTTCCAGAACCACAAAGAAGTTTTATCGTTGATAGTATTGTAAATAATGTAGGAACATCAAAAACATTTACTATTGATGCAGGTATAGTTAATGGTATTCCTCACACATATGTACCTGCTCAACACCAATTTGTAAGTGCAACATCAAATGCTATTACAAATACTACAGGCACACCCGCTACAATGAATCCTCCAACAGCAGTAACTTATGATGGTGCTACAGGAGTTTTAACATTAACAATCGCTGGACATGGACTATCAAATGGAAATACGATAAGTATAGCAGATAATTCTTTATCATTTAGGTGTAGTATGGATAGATACTTAAGCGTGCATACATACCCTAGAACAACAGATCCTGCTTCTGGTCAGAATCTGACTGTAACAAAAATAGATAATGATAAGTTTACTGTAAATGTCGGTGTCTCTCCAAGTGGAGGTAATGTGGCTCCACTACAAATGGAATTAATTATGAGTATCTTAGAGAATAGCACTACGTAATAATAAATGTCTAGATATATCTCAGGTCGCTATAAAAAAACTCCCCAATCGGGATTAACTACCGATAGATATAGATATTTGTCTCCAGGTGATTCTGAACCAAATTTAGGTAATCCTCCTCCTGGAGGTACTCCTAATATTCCTGCTGGAGAACAATATCAAATAATATCTATTATTGGTGATGATAATCAAATAAATCGATATTGGATTCCTGTTCAGGGAGGTATTATTCCTGGATCAATTAGTGTATTTGAAGAAAGTGAACTTGTTGGTACTGCTAGTAGTATTACACAACTTGATTTTATTGGTAATTCTATAACTGCTGTAGCAGATCCTTATATTGAAGGTGTTAGTGTAGGTACTCTTGCAACAATAACAGTTGCACCTCCTGGAAATAATAATTCAGTATTATTCAAAAGTAGTGATGATTTTGCCACAGATACTAGATTTACTTTTAATGATGGATTATTTGCTGCTGGTGATAGAATAACTGTAGGAACGGGAGGAACATTTGTAACAACAGACTTAAACGGTTTTGTTGGTATTTCAACTATAGATCCAACTCAGAGATTACATCTTGATGGAAATTTTAGAATCACAGGAACAATTTATGATTCTAATAATCAACCTGGTAGTACGGGAGATTTAATAGTAAAAACTGCAACTGGTGGTCTTTTGTGGGTTACACCACAATCAGTAATTTCTGGTGCCGGTGGAACTATAGGTCAAATTCAGTTTCATAATACTGCTGGTCTTGTAGACGGAGCAGAAAAGTTTTATTATGATTTTAATAATGATCGTGTTGGTATCGGAAGCACAATACCGACACAATTATTGGATGTTCTTGGAGTATCTACCTTTAGTGGTGGTGTCAATATTGATACTTTAACCGTAACCCAAAATTCAACATTTGAAAAGAATTTAGATGTTGATCAAAAATTAACAGTAGATGGTTTAGCGGATTTAGATGAACTCAAAGTTACAGGAATTGCAACTTTTGATAATATAATTGAAGCTAAAAAAGATTTAGATGTAGATGGTCATACGGAACTTGATAATTTAGGTGTATCTGGTATAGCAACTTTTAGTAGTGAATTACAAGTTGACGCTACAGGAAACTTAAATGTACTTGGACCCTCTGTTGGTGTTGCAGTAACACTTGCCGGTAATGCTGGTATCACAACAACTGGAGGAGACCTTTATGTTGGTGGTGATTTATACATCAAAGATGATTTAACCTTTGATAATTTAACAGCAAACACTGGTACTTTTAATACCTCTTTAGATATTCAAGGAATTACAACAACTGATACGTTAAAAGTAGGGACAAATCCAACGGTCAGCATCACATCAATACTTGATGAAGATGACATGTCATCTGATAGTGCCACCGCACTTGCCACTCAGCAATCAATTAAGGCATATGTAGATAATCAAATTACCGCTCAAGATTTAGACTTTGCGGGAGATAGTGGAAATGGTTCCGTTGATCTTGATAGTGAGACGTTTAAAATTGAAGGAACCACAAATGAAATTGTAACTGTAGGTAATGGAACTACTTTAACAATTGGTTTACCTGATGATGTTACTGTTTCTGGAAATCTTACAGTAAATGGTAATACAACACTTGGTAATGATGTAAATTCTGATACTGTATCTTTTGGTTCTCGTGTAATTAGTGATATTAATCCTAAAACTAATAATGGTGTGAATTTAGGATCTGCTAATCTAAGATGGAATAATGTTTATGCAACTACGTTTAATGGTGCTTTCCAAGGAACTGCTGATATTGCTAAGAAGTTAGAAACTCCTAGAGAAATTTCTTTTGGAACTGATGTTGTTGCGGTAGGAAAAACTTTTGATGGAACTCAAAATGTAGGATTCGCACTTACATTAACAACTACTGGTGTCGAACAAGGAACTTATGGTTCTTCAACTCAAGTTGGTATTGTTACTGTTGACACTAAAGGTAGAATAACAGCAGCATCTAATGTTGATATTAACTTTGCTGATGCTAGTGTTGATATTGCTAACAAATTAAAAACACCTAGAACATTTACTTTAGGTGAAGGTACCAATGATGATATTGTTGCAGTAGGAAAAACTTTTGATGGAACTGAAAATGTAGGATTTGCACTCACCCTAAAGGACGTTGGTCCTGGTGCAGGAGATTATGGTGGAGATAATAAATTAGTATCCTTAACATTAGATGATAAAGGTAGAGTTACTGGAGTTACAAGTACTAATATTAATTTTGGCAATGCTAATGTTGCAACTGCCGATTCATTAACTAATTCTAGAAATATTGAGGCAACAGGTGATATTACATGGAATGTTGACTTCAAAGGTCATGAAGATGTAACTGCAGCAGCAACACTGGCAGATACTGCTGTATCAGCAGGTGATTATGGATCTGGAACTCAAGTTGGAACATTTTCTGTTGACAGTAAAGGAAGATTAACAGCAGCATCTAATGTTGATATTAACTTTGCTGATGCTAGTGTCGGTTTTGCAACTATTGCTGGATACGCACATACTGCAGGTATAGCAACTATTGCTGGATACGCACATACTGCAGGTATAGCAACTGTTGCAGAATATGCAGATAATGCAGGTATAGCAACTAACTTAAAAGGTGGTGGTGCGTATCAAATTCCTTATCAAAGTGATGTTGATACAACACAATTTATTGCCAATGGAAGTGTAACTGGTCAATTACTTCAGTATAATCAAGGTTCAGCACCATCTTGGGTGAGTGCAACGGACTTAACTGCAGGAGTAGCAAATAGTCTTTCAGGTGGTGCAGCAGGAAGCATACCATATCAAACTGGTCCAGGAGTAACCACATTCCTTGGAGAACCTGATGCAGATAATAGGGTTCTCACTTACAACAATACTAGTGAAGCACCAGAATGGAAAGATATATCCACTTTTGCTGGGGTTGGATATACAATAGAAGCGGCAGATGATGGTGACAATGCTAAAATTGTGCTGACTGACGGTGGAACAGGAATTTCTTCCATCAAAGTTACTGCTGGTTCTAATATTACTATTGACCCTGCAGATTCGACTGGATTTACTATTTCTGCTGTTAATGGTGCTGGAGTTGGTATTGCTGCTAGTGCTAGTGATATATTAAATGCAGTTGATGGTAATATTGGTGGTATTGATGCTGGTGCCGATAAGATTGTTTTCTATGATGATAGTGAAAACAAGTTAACTTACTTGACTGCAGGAAGTGGATTAACGATAGATAATACTACTATTAGTGTAGATAGTGACGCAGGTAAAACTTACGATTTAACTGTTGAACAAACTGCTGGTAATAATGATGATCCTGCAATTAGATTAAGTGATGGAACTACCAATGATGATATTACAATCACTGGTGGTTCTAATATTACAGTTACAAGAAACTCTGGTACACAACTTACCATTGATGCTGTTGCTGGTGCTGGAATTGGTATTGCCGTTAGTGCTAGTGATGTATTAAAAGTTGATACTGCTCAAATTGATGCTGTTGATGCTGGTGCCGATAAAATTGTTTTTTACGATGATAGTGAAGAGAAGTTAACTTACTTAACTTTAGGAAATGGATTAACGATTACCGATGATACATTAAATGCATCAAGTAATTCTCAATATGCTGAGGTTGCTGGATATGCACATACTGCAGGTATATCGACATACACATCAGAATGGATATTAGGTGCTAATGGAATTAATCATTATACATTCACTGGTCCAGGTTTAATTGGTGCAGAGAATGATCCAAAAATCTATCTGGTTAGAGGTCAGCAGTACAAGTTTACCAATAATATGAATGCTCATCCTTTTAGGATTCAGAGCACTGCAAATGGATCTGCTGGAACACAATATAATGATGGAATTGTTAATAATGATATACAGAATGGTACTTTAACTTGGAATGTTCAGTTTGATGCTCCTCCTACATTATATTATCAGTGTACTTCTCATCCAAATATGGGTGGTGAAATTGTTATTTTAGAATCTGGTAGTGGAGATACAAACACAACGTATGATTTAGAAACGGAAGCAGACGGTACTGATATAAAAATAAAACTGGTAGGTAGTGATAATAATACTGGTATTGTTACTATTACTGCAGGAAATAATATTACTCTTACCGACAACGGTGATAGTTTTACCATTGATGCTGCAAATAGTGGATCGGGTACATTAACAGATATTGATGTAAAACTATATTCGGATAATAATACGCCAAGAACAGAGTATGGATGCAGTAATCCAATTGATGTAACAATTACTGCTGGAATTGCAACGATTGGAATTGGAACTACAAGTAATGCATACGGAAAGCGTTATGTAGGAACCACAGAACCAACTGTAGATGTTTGTGATGGTGATATTTGGTATGATACTAGTGCTGGTAGTGGATCTAATTTTAGTTCAGATCCTGTAGGAACTATTGTTGCTTGGGCTGGTTCAGTTGCAAGTATTCCTAATGGATATCAACTTTGTGATGGTACTTCAGTACAATCATTAGCACTTCAAGATATTGTAGGACCTAATGTTCCTGACTTAAGAGATAGATTTATTATTGGTGCTACTGATGGAGGTGATAATACATATCCTGGTATTGGTATTGGTTCTACTGGTGGTGCTGCTACTCATACATTAACAGTTGATGAGATGCCATCTCATAATCATCCATTTAGTAATGGTGATTATTATTGGATAGGAGATAGCAGTGCAAGTCCAGATTTTAGTTGGAATACTGGTTCAGTTTACGAGGTATCAACTTCTTCTTCAATATCATCTCAAGGTGGTGGACAAGCACATAATAACCTCCCACCATATTATGCTCTCTGCTATATTATCAAGCATAGTGCAACTGATAGTGGCAATGTCGGCATTAGTAGCGATAAAATTACAGAAGGAAACACAGAAGCAGAAGTCGTTGATACTGGAACTGATGGGCACTTTAAGGTTACAACTGAGGGTACAGAAAGATTCCGTATTGGATCTAATGGACAAATTGGTCTTGGTGGTGCTAACTATGGAACTCCTGGTCAGGTATTAACTTCTGGTGGTGCTGGTGCAGGTGTTACTTGGGCAGACCAAACTAGTGGTGCTAGTGGTAGTGGAACTTTAACAGATATTGATGTAAAACAATATGCGGATAATAATACGCCAAGAACAGAATATGGGTGTAGTAATCCGATTGAAGTGACAATTTCTGCCGGAATTGCTACAATAGGAATTGGGTCTACGAGTAATGCATTTGGAAAACGTTATATAGGATCCACAGAACCAACAGTAGATGTTTGTGATGGTGATATTTGGTATGATACTAATACTACTGGTGGTGCTGGTTCTAGTAGTTCTGGTGGTGGTTCTTTAGTAAAACATGGAACAGTAACAATCGATACACCATCTTCAATAACGGAAGCAGCATTTACTAATATTCCATCTACTGCCAAGAAAATCACCGTATCTCTGTATAGGTTTGGTTACAATACTCTAGATGGTACTAGTGATGATATTATTATGGAGGTTGGTGATAGTAGTGGATATGCTAACAGTGGATATCAATCAGCTTTTGATAGTGTAGATGTTGCTGGTAATCTAGGTGGAAATCAACTAACTACTGCTTATGGACTTGCTGATGATACAAGTATTTCTTATGACTATAACATTACTATAGAATTAGTAAATGTAACTGGAAACAGTTGGACTATTTCACATCAAGGTGGAGATAGTACTGATAAATCAATCCATGGTGGTGGTAGTATAACACTATCAAACGCACTTGATAAACTAAGAATAAAAACTCAAAATGGTCGATATCTTTCCCCCGGTGGACCCCAGGGGAACCAGAATGGATATGTAACTGTTCATTATGAGACCGAAGGTAGTGGTGGTGGTTCTAGTAGTTCTGGTGGTAGTTCTTTAGTAAAACTTGGAACAGTAGATGCCACTTCTAGTACTGCAGCAGCATTTACCAATATTCCGTCTACTGCCAAGAAAATCACAGTATCTATACATAGAGCCAATTTTAATGGAACTAGTAATATTGGCTTCCTTAATATGGAAGTTGGTGATAGTAGTGGATATATTCAGTCTGGATATGAATCAAGTTATGAACTTCGAGACCAGACATCAGATGCATCAAGAACTACTTATTTTTATGGTTTGGGTTCTCATATTAATGATACCGATGATTACTCTTACAATATAGAATTAGTAAATATAACTGGAAATAAGTGGACTATTTCTCATGTAGGTCATAGCAACCAATCAACTGGGCAAATTTCTCATGGTGCTGGTAGTATACAATTAACGAATGCTCTTGATAAACTTAGAATACAAACTTATACACCTGGTGGTTCGGGATACACAGCACAAACTTTTGATTCTGGAGAGGTAACCGTTTATTATGAGACCGAAGGTGGTGGTAGTAGTTCTAGTGGTGGTTCTGAGGGTACTGATGCTGGTCAAGGATTCTTCGAAAATGATACCACCTTAAATAGTTCCAAGACATTACCTGCAAACAAAAACGTTGGTATATTTGGTCCATACACCATTGGAAATAATGTTACTTTGACTGTCCCAACAGGAACAACATTCACTGTCGTATAAGGAGGTAATATGGGAACTCTTAATGTATCAAACATAAACGCTACAGGAAATCTCAATCTTGGTGGTTCTTGGACTGATGCTCCTCCCGGAACTATTATTAAGGTTAGTTATGGTGAAGGTACAACACAAATGGCAACTACAGCAGCACAAACTTACTATACTATTCATAGTGTAAATCACACTGCTCTTGCTACAAATAGTAAATATTTTTTAACAGCATATTGTCATGCTTGGGATGCAAGTGATAGCAGTCGCGCTAATCTTGGATTTTCTGTAACAATTGGGGGAGTTGAAACACGTATTCAAGGTGTTGATGGTGGTAGTGGTGATTCTTGGGGAACTAATGCTTATCCAGGTGCTAATCTTAATAGGTCTACTGTATATACATCAACTGCTGCTGCTGGAACTGTATTGACGTTTAATCTCATGGGTGCTGGTTGGGATACTAATGATACAAGATTCAATTATACTGGATATGGTCATATATCAACTCTGACCATAATGGAAATTGAAACATAAATAAAAATAAAAATAAAAATCATTATGAAGTACGATATTCCATCAGCATTACAAGTACTTACACCAGGAGCAGAATGGGTGCTTCGTGGTGATTCGTATTCTGGTTTGGAGTGGATTGATGGTCACGGACAAGATAAACCAACTCAAGCAGCAATTACTGCTAAAATCACAGAATTAGATAATGCAGAAGCAATGAAACTTCTGCGAGAAGAGAGAGATAGAAGAATTGCAAAGACTGATTGGAGAGCATCATCAGACCTTACACTTTCTTCAGAGTGGTCTACTTATAGGCAAGCACTTCGTGACCTTCCTTCTACAGCAACTCCAACCTTAGATGCTAGTTATAACTTAGATCTTACTTCTGTTACTTGGCCTACTGAACCTTCTTGATATGACTTCGCAAATTAGAGTAGATAGTATTGTACCAACAACTGGTGTACCTACTGGTGGTGGAGGAGGTATTGTTCAAGTAGTATCAAATACAAAGACTGATACTGCAAGTGTTAGTGGACTTACTTTTGGAGATGTGGGATTATCAGCAACCATTACCCCTAAATCCTCTAGTAATAAAATTTTAATATTAGTACAAGCAAATATTGGTTCTAGTGTTGGATATAGTATGAAGGCCAGATTGATGAGAGATAGTACTGCTATCCATATTGGTGATGCTGATGGTAACCGACCACGAGCAACTACAGAAGTCAGTCAAACTTATGGGAACACAATCACCTACAATGCCGACCAGGCAAATATGATATTCTTGGATTCTCCGGCAACCACATCACAAGTTACATATAAAATACAAATGGCATCATATAGTAGTTATATAGTTTATATAAATCGAAATGGTGCCGACTTGGATACATCAAGTTATGATGCTAGCACAGCTTCTTCAATAACATTAATGGAGGTATCGGCATGAGTTATAATCACGAAGCAATATATCAAGTTCATACAAATGCCGTCAGGATTGATGATAGTCTTGGTGCATTTGATGCTGAGGGAAATAAAATATCTATAGATATTGATGCAGTTAATGCAGCTGCTGCAGAGATAGATGCTGCAAGAATTGTTGCTTATAAAAAAATGAGAAGGCATCAAGATTATATAAATGAATCAGATCCTCTATTCTTTAAGTATCAAAGAGGTGAAATTGAGAAATCTGTGTGGGAAGCAAAGGTAGCAGAAATAAAAAGTAGAACTTATTCATAAGGTAAAGGAGCATTCGGCATAATGAGTACAATCAAGGTAGATAGAATAGAACCACAAGATGGTTTACAGAGCAATGCTATGGGAGGTATTGTTCAGGTTGTGCGTGCTGTTCATACCGGAACAGTAAGCGCAAGCACATCAACTTATGTAAGCACTGGTCTACAGGCATCCATCACACCTAGATCAGCATCCAATAAAATTATGGTTTCATTTGAACATTCAATATATCATACCACTCAAAATGCTGATGTATATACACTTCATGGTATAAGAATAAAAAGAGGTACTCAAGTAATTTACACACCAGTAACTTCTAATAGTGGTAATAGTACTAGTTCTGGTCCATATGATTTTGGTCTTTATCATTCACATACTACTGTTTCCGACAATTATTATCATAGATCTAGGGTAGAATATTTGGATAGTCCAGGTACAACTGGTACTTTAACATATTCAACAGAACTCTCTTGTTTTGGTGGTCAAGGTGTTGTATATTCAAATTATGTTGATCCAACCCCTGGTGTTACAGCATCGGCACCACAATCTTGGATGACTCTTGTTGAAATTACAGCATAACAATAAATACAGGAAAGAATAATATAAGATGGGCATAAAAGTACGGCATAATGGACAATGGGTAGAATTCACACCTCCTAGTAGTGGTGGTGTTGGTGTTGGTACTACAGATAGGATTTCTGAAGGAAATTCAAAAGCAGAAATAATTGATACTGCAACTGAATCTAAATTCACTGTAGAAATTGATGCTGCGGAAAAATTTTCTGTTGATATTGGTGGTCCAAAAATACATAGACAAGATAATTCTATTGAAGGTGGGTCTATAGTATTCAATAGAGCAGCAGATGATGTTGCTGCTTTTGAACTTGATGTTTATGGATCATCAAGTTCTGATTCGGGTAGATTTAGAATTGTAGATTCTACTGGTGGTGTAGAAAGATTTGCGATCGGACCTTCTGGACAAATTGGTCTTAGTGGTGCTAACTATGGAACCTCTGGTCAAGTATTAACTTCTAATGGTTCATCTAGTGCTCCTACATGGCAGACTGTTTCTGGTGGTTCTGGTGGTGGAGGAGAACCTGTAGGTACTATTATTGCTTGGTCTGGAACAGTAGCAACTATTCCAACTGGATATCAACTCTGCGATGGTTCTGCAGCATCAACATCAGAACTTCAAGCAATCACTGGTCCTAATGTACCTGATTTAACAAACAGATTCATTATTGGTGCCGATGCTGATGCTACAATTAATAGTGTCGTACTCCCAACAACATCAATAACTGGTTCTGCAACAACAACTGGTGGAAGTAAGGATGCTGTTGTTGTTTCACACACTCATTCATATAATGATAGGTCAAATTCACAAGGAAATCCCAATAGTGTAACCGGAGGTCCTAGTGCGATTAATGACGGAGTGTTACCATCTACAACAGGAAATGCATCGGGAGGAGTAGTTGGAACCAATAAAAACCTTCCACCATATTATGCTCTCTGCTATATCATCAAGCACAGTGCAACAAGTGGTTCTGGTTCTAGTGGTGGTGGAATTGAATTATTATCACCAAAAACGGCAACTGGAACATCAGTAGAATTTACTGATATTCCTGCAGGTGCAAAAGAAATTACATTAATGCTCAGTGAGGTTGGAATCTCAGATGATACTAATCATCTGTTAGTACAATTGGGAACAAGTTCTGGTTGGATTAACACTGGATATTATGCTTCTTCTGAAGCGGAAAATGGGACTACTGATGTTTCTGCTAGTGATGGATTCCCAATTCATAATGTCAATGATACAGATTCTGCCGGTAACCGTTTTACTGGTTCCATGATTATCAATCTGTTTAAAACAAGTCCATCTAAGACTTATACTCAGATTGGACAATTTAAAAGATACAATAATTCTAACGATTGCGAAGATTGTAGTAGTGCATGTCAAACTTATGGTAATTTAGATTCAATCAGTAATAATGCTGAAATAACCAGAATAAGAGTGCTTGCTAACCATACTGGTAGTGGTCAAAGCTTTACAAATGGTGAAATTAATATTTCATATAAGACTAGTGGTGTTGGTTCCACTAATAAAATAACTCAAGGAAATACATCAGCAGAAGTTGTAGACACAGGTTCTGATGGTCACTTTAAAGTTACAACAGAGGGTACAGAAAGACTCCGTATAAAGTCTGACGGTTTTGTTAGTGTTAAAGATAGTAGTGTAAACGACTTTCTTGTAATTCAACCCACACAAGTATTTGAATGGTATACACCTAGTGGTTACACCAGACAATTGAGTTCTCAGATTGGGACTCAAATTACCAGCGGCATTGTACCCAATAATGCAACAAGAAATACAGATGCTTTAGTTTATGATTATTGTTGGGATAATTATGATATTTTTGATTTAGATGGTGATGGTATAGTTTCATATACAGACGCATTATTATTCTTTAGATATTACGCTAATACTGCTGATTCTTCACTAATTGGCACTCAAACGAATGTATGGTCATCAAGAGCAACTAGAAATGACCATACATCAATTAGACAGTTTATGTCGAAATATGATAGTATAGAAAATACTAATACATCTTATAGTGCAGCATCAAAAAGTATATCAGGAGTTACTACTTCTACATCCACTAAGGTATTAGGTATTGGTGCTTCTGTTAGTGGAACGGATATTCCTGCAGGATCATTTATTGAATCTATTCAAGTTGGTGCAATAACAATAAATCAAAATCCAACAGGCACTCAAACAAATGCAACAATCACTATTGGAAATGGTGCCCATGATATTGATGGAGATGGTACGTTCAATCAGTTTAGTGATGGACTTATTCTCCTGAGAATTTTTTCTGGATCATCATCACCATCAGCTGATACACCTGAAGATTATGAATCATATGATTTCAATAATGATTCATTTTTAAATCCTGATGATGGTGGTGTAGCACAGTTTAGAATTTTAAGACAAGGCGTTGGTATTGGAACAACACAACCTGATAATAGGTTGCAAGTAGGTACAGGTAATAGTTCTTTTAATGTTACTGATTTAGGTTTGGTTGGTATTGGAACTGATAACCCAATATATAAATTGGACGTTCTTGGGACTAACGTACTTGCAAATATAAAAAGTACAAATAATAACTACGTCCTTCAATTTGCTGGAAATAACTGTCCATATGATGTATATGTAGGAACAGATAATGCAAATAATTTCCTTTTTGCTAATGAAAATAATGATGGAACATTTTCAGAAAGACTTCGTATTGGATCTGCTGGACAAATTGGTCTTAGTGGAGCAAATTATGGAACGCCAGGTCAAGTATTAACTTCTGGTGGTTCTAGCGCAAATGTTACTTGGACTACTCCTTCCTCTGGTGGACTGTCACAATTAAAGGTCAGACAATTTACTAGTAACACTACATATACTCCAACTAGTGGTGCTACACATTTTATTGTTTATGCAACTGGAGGTGGTGGAGGTTCTGGTGGTGGTACACCTACTGGTGGTGCAGGTGGTGGGGGCACTGCTATCCGTGCATATAATTCTACACAAATGGGCAGCAGTGCCTCTATAACGATAGGTGGTGGAGGTTCTGGTGGTAGTGCTAGTAGTAGTGATTGGAATCTCAATAATGGTAGTCATGGTGGAGATACCACATTCAATCCTGGTGGCACTGGTACTACAATAACAGGTGGTGGTGGAAGAAGATCAACTGCTACTGGTGGTGGTGCAGGAGGAACTGCAACAAATGGACAGTCCAATTTGACTGGAATGAGTGGAGCTAGTACACGAGTTATTGGTGGGTTGAATAGCGAATCTACTCCTGCTGCTGGAGGATCATCACACTTTCAACATAGAGGTCATGGGGGTGATGGTGCATATGGATATTCGGCTGATAATCAAGATGATGTTTCGTATTCTGCAGGTTCTGGAAATTCTGGAACTGCCGGTATAGTTATTGTTTATGAATATGGTTAAAGGAGGTAATTAAAATGGCAAATTATGCAATTATAGAAAATCAAACAATTACTAATGTAGTAGAATGGGATGGAGATACTAACAACTGGTCTCCTCCAGATGGTTCTATCGCAATTCTTTTAGATACTACTAACATAGGAATAGGAGATAGTTATGTCGGAGGAAATTTTGTAAAGACAGATATTTACACAACTGCTGAACGTTGGCAGGGTCTAAGAAATATGAGAAATGGGCTTTTAGCAGAAACTGATTGGTCACAATTAGGAGACATTCCTGTAGGAATTAAGAGTTCATATCAAAAATATAGACAAGAACTACGCGATTTACCTGCAAATATATCAGAACCTCGTAATGTCACATGGCCAGAGCATCCAGAATAAAAGTAACAGCATCTCTGCAAAAACAATTAGAAGATAATATAAACTTTGATGAAATAAATTATTTTGTTAGAAGAGATGGAGAAGGTGAATCTAAATTTTTTCCTGAATGGGAGAATGAAATTTCCGAAGAAAAATTAATTTCGATTAAATCAAAGAATCTTATTCTTGACACTTCAGGTAATAAAAATTTAGTCCATTTTCCAAGAAAACATGCTATTAGAATAAAACCGATAATAAAATCATTGTTTCCAAATAGGAAGATAAGAACAAGTGGATTTTTTTATTATCCTAAGACTGGATATATGGGATGGCATACAAATTGTAGTACACCATCTGATACACTTTATGTTACATATTCAACAGGTGTTTCATTTTTTAGATATTATGATGGGGAGAAAGTTGTAACAGATTATGATGATTGTGGATTTACTATTAGAAAGTTTAAAAATAGAGCACAAAAACCATATTTCTGGCACTGTGTAGGAAGTGATTGTGATAGATTTAGTTTTGGTTTTCGATTATTCGGTGGTTGTGAAGAAGGGAGTCTAGAAACTCCTCCCTCTTAATTACGTAAAATAAACTTTCATATATGTTATTATTTTTCATTTTTACTATTCTGTGATTTCCATCTATCAATCTATATTTTAAATTGAGTGGATTTTCACATTCACAAACTATTCCTGGAAATGATGTATCACATTTTTCATATCTTTTTTGATTGGAAATTCCTTTATATGCAATTTCTGAGTGCTTTATTGTTGTCAAACGTTCATCAAAGAGAAAAGGTTTCAAATAAAATAAATCAATTACACAATTATTACCATTGATACTCCAATCTCCACAAAATTTGCTATTTGTACAAACATGAAATCCTTTTAACATTACACTTTCGCTTGTATACTTAAATAAATATAAGAAAAAAAATTATAATGGGAACTAAAATTAGAGTTGATGGTGAATGGGTTGATTTAGAAATTAACAGCACAGTTTCTCCTGATGGTCTTGATGGATCTTGGACAACTACCAGTAAACAGCATGATACGTATTATACTAATGGAGCATCATTAATCTATGTAAGTGCAATTTTTAGGGTTAAGACAATTGGTAATGATAGTAATGGCGTAACAGCAGGTAGTAGTGCTTGGGTATATGTATCTGACCCAGGTGAAACTGGAACAAATCTTTCAAACTATACTAATATATCTAGAGTGAGAGATAATGGAACAGCAGATGCAGAAAATCTTTATCTAAATGTAAGATTTTTTGTTCCACCATCATGTAAGTATATTGTAAAACTGTATAATAGCAGTTTATCTGATTGGGGTAATAATAGTAGAATTTCCACACTTTCTTGGAATGAATTTGGTATTAATTTGAAAACTCCAGATCATAATTTTACTTCATTAGATTCTAATAGTAATAATTTTCAGCGTTGTGGTAAAGCACCCTCAACAGCTATAATCAATGCTTCCAATTCTGTGACGAATGGATGGTCAGATTTTATGGAGGAGTTTGCAGTATGGCATGAACCTGGAAATGTTGGAACACTTAGTCAAGCATATTCAACAACATATACAATAAATATCACAAAAGCAGGTGATTATACATTAGAATATGGTATAGATGATTTTGGAAGCATAACTTTTGATGGAACACAAGTTGCATCAGCTGTTGAAGCTGATGCAACATGGACAAATGATCCACCTAGCTCTGTTACATTATCAAATGTAAGTATTGGGTCGCATACATTAGTTGTAACCGTAACTAATAGTCCAAATTCAAATGCTTGGGATACCAATCCTGCAGGCATTGCATGGAGACTTAAACCTTTTGGAACCTAAAGAAATAAAATGCCAATAAGAGTTAGAGAAGGAAACACTTGGAAATTAGTTGCAAATCCTACAGGAATTTCTGATACTGTAACGGGTAGTTATGAGTATTATGGACCTGGTGAAACGACCGAAAAAGTTGCTAATACATCATATACAAATAATACAACCAAACTTATTCATGTTAGTGCCACAATAGGTATAGATAGAAATGCATCAATTGGTAGTGGCAATAATGCAAAGGAACTTATTGCAGGAAGTTACATTCTTGCATCAATAACTTCTCCACAAAATGTAACTACTGAAGTTGCTAACATTAGAGATAACGGTAGTATAAACACACAATATTTGTTTTTAAATCCACAATTTTTTGTACCTGTTGGATATAGTTACATAATTAAATTGTATGATTCTGATGATAATCATTGGTCAGATAATACAACTTATCCAAACGCTGTAGAAACATTTGCTTGGTCAGAATTTAAATTTCAATTACAATAATGGCAGTACATCTTAGAAAAAATGGAGTCTGGACTAATATCACTTTTGATATTACACCATTTGCTGTTGGCGGAACCTGGAGTGATGAAACAAGTAATAGACTTTATAGAGATACTAGTGATACTGACATAGAACAGGCAAAAAGAATATACACAAATAATACAGGTAAATTAATTCTTGTTCGTGCCGTACCGGGGATAGACAGAGTTGCTAGAGGTTTGTCTACTAATGATATTTCTGGATCTTATGCGATTGCATATGTAGATGACGTGGAAGTTGCTAGATTTAGAGATAATGGAACAAATTCAGCAGATAAACTTAGAATTGAACTTCAGTTCTTTGTTCCAAATTATAGTGAATATTATATAAAAGTTTTTAAGAAAAATCATAACCAGAGTCAGACTTGGCAGGGTGATGACTCCAATGGTAACACGTATGTTGAAACAATTGAGTGGTTTGAATTTACATTTCAGTAACACCCTTGACTACCCACCTCAAATACGTTATAATATCTGGGTAGTCAAGACAAGCACATGAACGAAACTTATGTTGCTGGCGTCGTCATTGATGTCTGTACTCGTTCTTTTCTCCTCTTCAGCGATGCAGGAGATGAAAAAATGGTAAAATGTGAAACTGCTGAGCAGTTTATGAATGTGCTAGAAGTTTGCACTTCTCATCTTAATGATGATCAGATTGAATATGCAAATTTAACAGTAGCAGGAGAGATTTGATGGAAGTATTTACAATTGAGGAATGGGAAAAAAACTTTGATGAACTCTTCGCAAGAGTTGAAAATGGAGAAACAATAGGTATAGTCAAAGAAGATGGACAGGCAGCAGTAATGATGCCTGCCGATGATGAAATTGTGCGAATATACACAGAGCAAAATAACGAAGCTCAGTAATTTCATCATCTGGGACTATCGCATATTGGTTAATGCCCACTGCTTATAACGGTGTGAACTGGGTTCAATTCCCAGTAGTCCTATTTGCTTCCTTAGCAATCTGGTGAATGCAGCAAACTCATAATTTGCCTAAGGAGAGTTCGATCCTCTCAGGAAGCACCTAAGCGAGTGTGGCGGAATCGGTAGACGCACCAGACTTAAAATCTGTTGGGAGTTAATCCCGTGGGGGTTCAAGTCCCCCCACTCGCACTAAATACCTAAAAAAGAAGTATCATGAAGAACACTTTTGAAGTTGGTTCATCTTTTGTGTGGTACAACGACGAGAAAATTGTTGTAAAGATGTACTTCTTGAATGATATCCCTTTTACTTTTGATGAGATGCCAGATGGTCATCTATGGGACCAGGATTTAGTTAGAGAAGCAAACGGAAATAGAAGTTTTGAAGTAGAGGACGTTTATAGAGGTTCTAATTATCTTATCATGGAAGGATGCCATCCTTGCTTTGACAATATTGATATTTCTAACCCCGAAGTATTACCAGATGACCTTCTGTCATATTTTGATGAAGAAGATTTAAGGGGATAAATAAAACATAGAAATACAATGGTTGTCAGAATAAGATGCCACTCAATAAGTTAGAGAATTTTATCAAGAATACAGAAGGTCGTATTCTTTATGTAAATCCGAATGACCTTGATGCTACTGATGGTATCGAGAATGCGGGTAACTCCTTAACAAAACCCTTTAAAACTATTCAAAGGGCACTAATTGAATCCGCAAGATTTTCATATTTAAGGGGCGATAATAATGATATAACTGAAAAAACCACAATTCTTTTATATCCTGGGGAACACCTAATTGATAATAGACCTGGATATGCAATTAAAAGTGTTGGTGGCACCCCTACAACTGTATCTCCCAGTGGAGCAGAATCTTTTGCTGGTAGTGAATTAACACTAACACTAGATTCTAATTTTGATTTAACACAAGAAAATAATATTCTTCACAAGTTTAATAGTATTAATGGTGGTATTATTATACCTCGTGGTACCTCTATTGTTGGTCTTGACTTAAGAAAGACTAAGATTAGACCAAAGTATGTTCCAAACCCAACGGATGAAACTGTAAAATCCAGTGCTATTTTTAGAATTACTGGTGCCTGCTATTTCTGGCAATTCTCTATCTTTGATGGAGATGAGAGCGGAACTGTATATACCGATCCTGTTGATTTTTCTTCTAATAATCGTTCAAAACCAACATTCTCTCACCATAAACTCACTTGCTTTGAGTATGCTGATGGTGTCAATCTTCCAACTGGTTATGATCTGACAGATCTTGATATGTATTACGCTAAGTTGAGTAATGCATATAACAAAGCAGCTGGCAATAAAGATATTGATCAAAAATATCCAACACAACCAAATTCGTTTGCAAAACAAAGACCTGAATGGGAAATTGTTGGCGCATTTGCTGCTGACCCAATTACTATTTCGTCTATCATTTCTGGAGATGGTGCAACTCCTGGTAGTGTGGTTACTGTTACTACATCAATTCCGCATGGATTCAGTGCTGGAACACCCGTCAAAATTCGTGGAATCAATGTAAGTGATTATAATATTTCCACGAAAGTTACGAAAATTATAAGTGATAAAGTATTCACATATTCATTATCTAATGTAAGAGCGAACTTACCTGCTGGTCCTGGTGCTGGTCTTGCACCAGGTGCAAATGCAACTGCCACTATTGAAACTGATACCGTAACTGGTGCATCACCATATATCTTTAATATCTCCTTACGTTCTGTTTTTGGTATGCAGGGTATGCACGCCGATGGAAGCAAGGCAGATGGTTTCCGTTCAATGGTTGTTGCACAGTTTACTGCTGTATCTCTCCAAAAAGATGATCGGGCATTCGTTAAATATAATCCATCAAATCGGACTTTTGATAGTATCGGTATCACCAAAGTAACCGGTTCTAAACTTTCTTCAGAATCATCAGCAACTAACGATAAATTTGTTTATCACTTAGATTCTGATGCTGTTTATAGAGAAGGTTGGAAGACAACTCATATCAAGATGACCAACGATGCCGTTGTTCAGATTGTTTCAGTCTTTGCTATTGGATTCCACAAACACTTCGAAGCAGCAAGTGGTGGTGATGCATCCATTACCAACTCTAACTCCAACTTTGGTCAATTCTCATTGGCAGCAGACGGATTCAAGCCAGATGCATTTGATAAGGATGATAAGGGTTATGTAACTTCCATTGTTGCACCTAAAGCAATTACTGGTGGAGAAATTAATGTTGAATGGGTTCAGTTTGATGTTGATAAAATTAAGAGTACAGCAAATGAACATCTATATCTCTTAGGATATACTAACGAAGATATTCCACCCCCAGTAATTTCTCAAGGTTACAGAATTGGTGCAAGAGAAGGTGAAAGAATTTATCTAGATGCTGATGGCAATAGTGCCAGAGTTTTGATGACTAATGGTCCTATTACTGCATCTAATACTCAAGTTGATGGAACTGATTCTTCAGTCAAGCGTTATGATAATGTAACTCTCCAAAATAATACAGAGGGGACAGTTTACACTGTTGGTGCTCACAATTTACAGAATGGTGAATCAGTTAGAATCATTAGTGAAACTGGTGACTTACCAGAGGGTCTTGAAGAAAATGTGGTCTATTTTGCGGTCACAAACGCTAAAAATACAAATCTTGCCTCAACACAAATTCAACTTGCATCTTCAAGAACTAATGCAGAAGCATTAGATGAAGTTACTCTTGTAAATTATGGTGGAGAACAACTTAGAGTTGAAAGTAGGGTATCTGATAAGAAAGCAGGTGAACTTGGTCATCCACTCCAATTTGATCCTAATGTGGGACAATGGTGTATTCATACTGATGCGGACAGTGCTTTAGAAGCATATATTAAAACACTACAAGTTCCTGATACAGAAATTTCTTATTTTAAGAGAATAGAGGATGAGAGAAGTCTGGATGAGAAACTTTACAAGATTCGTTATGTTGTTCCAAAGAATCTTATTAACGGAAGAGATCCTATTCCAGGATTTGTTCTTCAAGACTCTAGTTCTACAAATGTAAGACAAGACTCCGACTTTAATGCTATTAGCATTGATACTAATGACTATGATTTCAATCGTAATGTTAGATTCATTAGTTCTTGTACTTTTGACTCTGGTACATCTACAATAGAAATCAGATCAGAGAAACCACATGGATTGAAAGTCAACGATAAGATTTTCGTTGAGAACGTAACCAGTACAACTAATACACCTGGTACAAAGAATATTGGTTATAATGGCACATTTACTGTTGAGACAGTAACTAACGATAAAGTATTTTCATTTGATAGCACTGATGTTTTTGGAACTTCTCATAATCCAGGAACAATTACAAATGATACTGATACTGCATCAAATCAACTTCCCAGATTTACAAGAAAAGATGTTAAGAAAAACTATTACATCTATCGTGTAGAGACAATCAAGAGTTATGTAAAAAATGTAGATGATGGCATTTATTATCTGTATGCGTTGAATGCTGATGCATCATTGCCACAAGAATTTGTTAATGATAAGTACAGTCAGAATGTAACAAACCTCTATCCACAGTTAGATAGAGATAACTTTGAGGATAATCCACCAGCAGCAAAAACCTTTGCTAAGAGATTTCCTCTTGGTGATGTTGTAACTAATGACCTGAAGAGAAGTCTCACTAGAGAGAATACTGATATGTTCTTAGACACCTTTGGTGTCGGATTTAAAATTGGCAGTATAAGTGGAACAACACCCGCAGAGACTTTAACATTTGATAGACAACATGATTTAAATAAACTTGTAAAATATAATAATCTTTCTGGTGGTAGTGGTCACGTTGATGGCACTTACAGAAATGTAAGATTGTTCAATGACAATTCTGCACCTGCCTCTGCTGTTTGGGATGGTGCAACTGCTGATGTTACTGTTAGTAGTGGTGCAGTCACTGCTGCCTCTATTGTAGAAGGTGGTTCTGGATATACTAGTGGTGAAACATTATATTTTGATAGTAGTCATATTGGTGGTTCACCCAACGCAAACGTAACTACCAACATTGCTGGTATTTCAACAGCGGAGCATAACTACGTTCAAGTCACTGGTATTGGTACCACTGCTGGTGGATATTTCCGTATTAATTCTACTATCAATAGCAAAACAGCAGTCTCTATTGCTAAGACTGCTGGTGACCCAATATCTGCTAAGGGTCAGATTGTACTGAATCTTGGTATTGCAATGAAAGTAACTCAGGTGAGTTACACTGCGGCAACAGGTATTACTAGATTTACTACCGCCGCAGGTGGTGCTGAAGTAAGGCATGGACTCTTAAAAGGAAATAGCTTTAGAATCCTTGATAATCAAAATAATAATCTTGGTGATTTTACAGTTTCTGCCAAAATTAATCGCCAAGTATTTGAGGCAAAAACTGATAAGGAACTTTCCACAACTGATTTCTTCTATATTCTAAAGCATGGCATGTCTGCCAACGATGCATCAGCAGATGCATCTGGTGAAAACTTTGGTGCTAGAAACCTTGTATTCTATGATAATGAGCAGATTCAAATTACAAGTGATATTACAACAGAAGAACAATTCCAAATTTATCGTCCATCTCCAGCACCATATCCATTAGAAGATGTTCCTGTGAGATTCCCACTTGGATGTTATATTCAAGTAGATAATGAAATCATGAGAATTAGGAGCAATGCTCTTTCTGGAACAGGTACTGATGAAATTCAAGTCATTCGTGGTGCAATGGGTACGCTCATTGAATCACATGCTGAAAATTCAGTAGTTAAGAAGATTAAATTGCTTCCTATTGAATTCCATAGACCATCTATTCTTCGTGCTTCTGGTCATACGTTTGAATATCTTGGTTATGGACCTGGTAACTACTCAACGGGTCTGCCACAGGTTCAAGTCAAGACCTTGACTGAAGATGAAGAGTTCTTATCACAATCTCAAGAAACATCTTGTGGTACTGTTCTCTACACTGGTATGGACAGTGACGGTGACTTCTATATTGGAAACACCAAGTATTCTTCACAGTCTGGTGAACAGACTGTATTTGATGTTCCGGTTCCAACAATTACTGGTGAAGATCCAAACAGACTCAGTGTTGTCTTTGATGAAGTAATTGTTAAGGAAAGAATTCTGGTTGAAGGTGGTTCATCACAGCAAATCTTATCGCAGTTTGATGGTCCTGTAACCTTTAATGCTGATACTAGATTTAATGCTCAACTGGTTATTAATGATAAGTTGAGAGTCACTGACACTGTTGACTTCAGAAGCTCTAATAATGCAACATCCTGTGATGATTCTAATGCTGCTCTGAGAGTGAAGGGTGGTGTTGGTATTGGTTCAGATTTATATGTTTGTGGAAATACTGATATTGATGGAACACTAAATGTTCAAGAAGCTGCAACATTCCAGACAGGTATTGTTCCTGATACTGATGAAGGTGCATATCTTGGTACTAGTGCTTTACCATGGAGTGAAGCACATATTGATGAGATTATAATTGGTTCAACTAATAACACAGTAACCACAGCAACTGGTAAGCTAGTTCTTGATTCTAATGGAGGAACAGTTGATATTAACGATCAACTAACAGTTTCTGGTATTACTACATTTGAAAGTAATCAAGATAACACAATTGGTGATGTAAACACTGGTGCCGTTCAATTAGACGGCGGTATGGGTATTGCTGGAAATCTGTCAGTTGGTGGTAATCTTGATGTTGATGGTGATACAACACTTGATAAATTAACTGTTTCTTTAGATATCAATGCTAATGGAAATATTGTAGGTGATGATGCAACTGATATTTCTGGTATAAATTCAGTAACTGCATCAAATTTTTACGGTCCTTTAACTGGAGATGTAACCGGTGACTTAACTGGTACTGCTTCTCAAATTAAGATAACTGACACTACCAATGCTGGCACATATTATCTAACTTTCGCTAGCAATCATGACACTGGTAATTATGATTTAAGAGCGAATGATCGCTATTATGTAACTCCAGGTAGTAACGCAGCAGGATCAGAACTTAGAGTTAGAGGAGATATTATTGCATTTGCTGCTGCTGCTTCTGACGATAAACTAAAGACTAACAAGATTAATATTACTGGTGCTCTTGATAAAGTAAATTCACTTACTGGATTTACTTTTGAATGGAATGAAGTTGGTAATAAAATTCTTGATTTGGGCGATAATCCTGGAAGACAACTTGGTGTTTCTGCACAAGAAGTACAAAAAGTTCTTCCAGAGGCAGTTAAACCTATCGTCACCGATAGGGAAGAAGAATTCCTTTCGGTCAAGTATGAAAAACTTGTCCCACTTCTGATTGAAGCAGTTAAGGAACTCTCCGATAAAATTTCTGCTCTTGAAGATAGACTAAATAACTAGAAAAGCATCCCTAAGAGATGGCGAATATCAGAAAGCAGTTTAATTTTCGTAATGGTGTTCAAGTTGATGATGATAATCTAAATGTAACTCCTACAGGTTTGGTCGGAATCGGTACAACGCTTCCGACAGAATCCTTACATGTAAATGGCAATGCCAAAATTGTTGGTTTTGCATCTTGCGGCACTATCTTCGTAGAAAGTTTAGAAGCAACTTCTGCTACCATTGAAACTATCAACTTAAATACCACCATAGGTTCTGTTGTTGGTGGTGGTGTCAGTATTGTTTCTGGTATTATCACAGGTGCTGATTCTGGTATTGTAACATACTTTGGTGATGGTGGAAACTTACTGAATCTTCCAACATCTCAATGGATAGATGTTGATTCTGGTGTTGGATATACTTCAATCTATGCTGCGGGTAATGTAGGAGTTGGAACTATAGTTCCTGCATTTACCTTCCAAGTTGCTGGAAATCAAGATATTTCCGTTGAAGGATTTGCTGGTGGTGTGGGTATAAGTTCTGATGGTGATGTTCTGATTACTGGTGTTACCACATCAGGCAAATTTGCTGGTATCGGTTCAGACTTAACTTTATTAAACGCAAATAATATTTCTTCTGGAACAATATCTGCTTCCAGACTTCCAGTTATTTCATCCAGCGCATTAGATTCTAATCAAAGTCTTGGTATAGTAACTGTAACTAAACTTGATGCTGATAATGTCGTAGCAGATTCTGCACTAGTTTCTTTAGCATCTACATTCAGCAGTGGATTAACTGTAACTGGAGATCTTGTTGCTACTGCCACCACAGCAAAAGGATTGGTTGATAGTCCTGGCATTGCAGTAACATCAATTAGTGCAACAGAAATTACCACAGATACTATTATAGCAGATTCTGTACTTGTTTCTTTAGCATCTACATTCAGCAATGGATTAACTGTAACTGGAAGTCTTGTTGCTACTGCTACTACAGCACAAAGTCTTACTACTGATTCTGATGTAGATATTGACGATCTTACAGTTGGTGTTGCAACTGTATCCACAAGACTTGTTGCTAATACTGATGTTGGAATTGGAACTACAGCACCACCGGATAAACTTTCAGTTTATGGTGGAAATGTAAAAGTTTATAATGAATCTAACACATCTACTATCTCTATTGGAAGTTCTGTAGACAATACTGGACATAATGGGCAACTTAGATATGGAAATAATATTGGATTATTTGATTATAGCACAGAAGCATCATTTGACTTAATAAATCATGGTTATGGCAATTTTAATTATTACTTAGATGCTCAAGAATCTGCTCCAATAGGGATTAAAACTGGAGATTTCCACTGGTTCCATAAAACATCTACTGAATTGATGACGCTTACCTATGATGGTAAATTAGGTATTGGTAATACTCAACCAGAAGTAAGACTTCACGTTACTGGATCTTCTAAGTTTACAAATGACGCAACATTTGAGCAGAATTTAAATGTTGATGGAACTCTCTCTGCTTCGACATTTTCAATAGAATCTATTAATGTTACTAACATTGAGGCAACGGGCATTATTACTGCAAAAAAATTTAATGGAATTTTTGAAGCAAATAGTAATAATTCTATAGATGGCGTTGATTCAGAGTTCATACATGTACAAGAAATATTAGCAGTAGGATCTGCTTCTACATCAAATCCAATAAGTTCTGGTAAACTTATTATTGGTGATTCTGATGATAGAGTATTCGTTACTAACGGTGGTCAGATTGGTATCGGAACTACCAGTCTGAGGACAAATCCTGATAATTCAGATACTGATGAACAGTTCACAATTGTTGCACTAGATCGAACTGCTGGACTGGGTGCGGTTGGTGTTGGAACAACAGCACTACAATCTCTTGTTGACTTCTCCTCAGTTGGTGTTGGTAGAACTGAAATTTTTACAGTAGAGCAATCAGATGTTGCAAAGATGAGATTTATGCTTCCACCAAAAATTAGTACTGATGAAAGAGCGGGATTAACCACTGTTTCGGGTGCAACAATATATAATACAACGACAAATAAACTGCAAGTTTATACAGGAACTGCCTGGGAGAATTTACACTGATGGCAATAAAAAATAGTAATCAAGGTTCTATTTCTTTTTCCGAAATAAAAAATGAGTTTGGTGATTCAAACGGCAGTACTGCTGGAGTTTCATTAGGCAATTATAGAGTCAGTGAATCTTATGGTGAAATGTCAAATATGCCATTAGATGAAGGTATGCCTCAATCTGGTGCTATTGGAATGTCAGACTTTTATGGCAAAAAACTGAATATTGTCGTAAATTATTATAGTGGTGGTACAGAGCATTTACCAGAGAATGGAAAACAAAGATATCAAAAACAAGGACATCCTCAGTCAGAGTGTGTAGGTGAATTCAAAGCTCCACCTCAACAAACTACTGGAAGTAAAGTATGGATTCATGTTAATAAAACTATAGGAAGTTCAGGTGCACAACAATCACAGGATGTTTGTGCATTTAAAACTGGTAACTGGCAAGGTAATACTGATTTAAGAGTTCATGTTGGGAATGAAGGATATATTAGAGGTAAAGGTGGAACTGGTGGAAGTGGCGGTGATGGTGGAAGTGAAACTGGACAAACGGGATCTCCGGGATCATCCGCGATTGGTATTCAATACTCCAACGGAACAACTATTTTAACTAGTGGTAATGGCGCAATCGCTGCTGGTGGTGGCGGTGGTGGTGGCGGTGGTGGTGCCGCACGACAAGAAGATAGAGGTAATGACCGCAAAGCGGGTGGAGGAGGTGGAGGAGGTGGTTTCGGACTACCTGTTGGTGATGGTGGAGAAGGTGGCACTGGTGATGGAAGATACGCTAGTGGCGGTGGGGGTCAGCAGGGAACGGTCACATCGCAGGGACAAGGAGCTGCTGGTGGTGGCGGTGGTGTTAATGATGGTGAGGCATACGCTGGTCATGGTGGAAGAGGCGGAGTAGCAGGCGCTGTTGGACAAACTGGCGGTGATGGTTCTGGTAATAAGCAAGAAGGTGAAGGTGGAGGTGGAGGTGCTGGTGGAAATTGGATAAGAACGGGTGGTAACAGTGTTCAAAGTCAAGGTTGGCAGGGACAATCACAAGGACAATATAGTTCTGGAACCGTAGCATAAATAATAAAAAATTGAATTTTTATTATGCAACCCGATTTTATTCAAAGGTATACTGACGTATACTCCATGGGGGAGTGTAAGAGAATAATAGATGAAATAGAATTTTTGCATAATATTGGACAACTTTCTAAAACTACAGACGAAGGTAGTCCACGTCACATTCAAGATCATCTGGTTTTTAACTTTGCAAATAATCTAGATTATTCTTTAGAAAATGGTTGTACTGTAACAAGTTTATTATTGAACAAACTTGGTACATGTCTTCAACACTATCTGAAAATGTATAGTGTTTTAGATAGATCAAAATTCCTAGCATATGACTGCAAAGTCAAAAAAATATATCCAGGAACAGGATTTCATAATTGGCACTATGAAAGTGGAGAATATTTTACTACTGGTAGAAAATTAGTAATGCAAGTTTATCTAAATGATGAATTTGAGGGAGGAGAAACAGAGTTTTTATATTATAACAAAAGAGAAAGAGCAGAAACAGGTAGTGTTTTAATATTCCCATGCGAATTTACACACACTCATAGAGGAAATCCCCCTATTGGTGGCACCAAATATCTTGCCACAACATGGGCATGGTTACAAAACGAAGAATGAAATTGAGAAATTATCCTATGGAAACTGTAAATGTTGAAGCACATTATAATCCATTTCCACACTTAATTATTCGTAATTTTTATAATCAAGAGGAGTTGGATTTAATTTGGGAAGAGTTAAAGTTTTATACAAAACCAGGAAAATTACTTTCTGCTAAAGATTATTATGGAGTTCCTGACTATACAAATGCTAAAGCATTGCTTTTAGATGATATCTATCTTAATCATGAAGGAAAAGATAAACCAAACTATAGAAAATTATCAAATATTTTAACTGTCAATAGAAAAGTATTTGATCCAGATATTTTAAGTGTTCTTGAAACATTACATCCTTGTTGTGCTAGAGCATCCAAGTCAACGTGGGATGTTACAAAGGTTAGATATTATCATGACAGTGAGTACTATGATCCCCATACTGATATTAGTATGAATTTTTTAGCATTTTCCTATTTTTATAAAGAACCCAAGAAATATACAGGTGGTGAATTATATTTTCCAGAATATGATTATGAATTTGATTGTGAAAATAACTCAACAATAATCTTTCCAGGTTGGGTAAAACATGGTGTTAAAAAGGTAAGTATAGCAAATTCTGACTACTTTGAGGGTTATGGTCGTTATGCTATTACATCATTCTTCGGATTCGGAAAGCAGACTTGACATAAAACTGAAATATCAGTAGAATATCTTTGTTAAGGTTGATAGATGAGAAGTATTGAGCTCTTTCCGGTAACATTATTCCAAACACAAGTAGAAAATAATAATCTACTAAAGAGTATCTTGGTTAAAGATATTCTCAATAGTGTTGAGAATCTTGAGATACCTGAGACTTGGATTACCAATAAAATACTGACTTCTTTTACTGAAAAATCTAGTATTATTCAAGACAATAAATCTCTACTAGAAAAAACTTATCTAGATTCTATCACTGAGATTTTTGATAGAGAAGTAGAACTAGATATTAAAAATATATGGTATAATGTTTATCTAAATGGTGAATATCAAGAAGAACATGACCATCTAGGTGGGATATTCAATCAAACACATTTTTCTTTTATTCATTTTCTGTGTTATGACGAACGAGATCATAATCCACCAGAATTTAAAGATCCATTATCACAACTTCGTAATCTAAGTCTTGAACTAGATTCTAACAACTGGGGAGAAATTTACGTTCCAAAGATTCGTGAAGGAGATTTATTGATGTTTCCTTCTTATCTACAACATTCTGTTCCTGCTGGTAAGAAAACATCCTATCCTAGAATTACACTATCATTTAATATATCGGTAACCAGATATGGAGAAGACACTAGAAGTAATTGATGATTTCTTTATTCCTAATGATTACTTGAATGTTGTTAAGTATTGTAGTGGTGCTGATTACTATTGGGGAGAAAGAGATGATAAGAAATTTATTCCAACAGGAATGGTTCATGAGATTTATGATTATGAAGATACACCTGTAAAAGAAAGTAATCGGTGGATTTATGATTTATTCTTGGAAAATACAAATCATTTGTGTCCGAACTTAAAATTGTATCGGATGTATGTCAACTCATTTGCACCAGGAGAAAATCCATATTTTCACACTGATAGTACAAATAGTGAAGATCTTACATTCTTATACTATGTACCAAGTGCAGACTGGGACATCAATGATGGTGGAGAAACTCAATTCTACTATAAGGGTGACATGATTGGTGTGATGCCTGTGCCAAATCGGATGGTTTATTTTGATGCCACCATCCTACACAGAGCAACGTCGTTTCGTGACCGATGGAGATGGACTGTAGCAATTAAATTCAGTAAGATGGACGGTTGGTAAATTGGCACATGGGTCACGTTGACCCATCACACCATGCTATAATTACGTCAAGTTCAAAAGGCAACCGTGACCATCACCCTTCGCCCCCATCAGCAAAATGCTCTGGAAGCGATGCAAAAGTACAACAAAGGTCAGGTTATCATCCCTACGGGTGGTGGCAAGACCATTTGTATGATTGAAGATGCAAAGCGTCAGATTGATGCTGATGGTTCTACCACGATTGTTGTGGTTGCTCCTCGTATCCTGCTTGCAGAACAACTCTGCAAAGAATTTCTGGAATTGATTGATGATGCTGCCGTTTATCACGTTCACAGTGGTGAGACTGAACACTTTAGCAGCACAAAACCTGCATTGATTGCAAACTGGCATCGTCAAGCATATCGCAATCAACTTATCTTTACCACCTATCATTCTCTACATAAAGTACAGGAGTCTGGTATCAATGTCGATTGTATCTACTTTGACGAAGCACACAATTCTGTGCAACGTAACTTTTTTCCTGCTACTGAGCACTTCAGTAACACTGCTGACCGTTGCTACTTTTTTACTGCAACTCCAAAGCACTCTGTTACTATCTTCAAACCTGGGATGAATGATGGTGCGGTGTATGGGCAGGTTATCTGCAATGTTCCTGCACCTAAGTTGGTTGAAGAAGGTTACATTCTTCCTCCCAAAGTTGTGATTCAGCAACTTCCTCAAGGTGATTTGAAACAGTCTGATGACAAGAATTTGTTGGATACTATTGATGCAAACTCCCTCAATAAGATCCTGATTGCTGCACGTTCTACAAAGCAGATTGTGCGTATGGTATCACAAAGTGATTTCTGCCACGAGTTGAAACAACGTGGTTACAACTGGATGTATATCACGTCAAAGACTGGTGCTGTCATCAACGGTGTCAAAGTTTCCCGTGAGGAGTTCTTCAAGACTCTGAATCAGTGGGGACAGGATGATACTCGTTTCGTAATTATGCACCATTCTATTCTCTCCGAGGGTATCAATGTCAAGGGTCTTGAAGCAGTTCTGTTTATGCGTAATATGGACTATATTGGTATCAGTCAGTCAATCGGTCGTGTAATCCGCCTTGGAAACTGTCACAAGACGTTTGGACTGGTCTGTGTGCCAGTGTATGATAAGGTTGGTATCGGCACCGCCAGGTCTGTTCAGGCGGTTGTTGATACTGTGTTCCAACAGGGTGAACCTGCTATTTCAGTTGTACGCCGATGATTGACTTCAACACATTTGAATTGGATCGTCTCTCCAAACTGTTAGAGACGCTTCAGGACTACACTGATAATAATCTACGCTTTCCTAAAGCAGGAGAACTTGTAGAGAAAGCATATGCTGAGTACAGTAATGGACTTCTCACTCGTGTCAATCTTCCTGGTGTTGATTTGATTGGTCCTGGCGGCACAACTTATGAGTCAAAGGTCACTCAATTCAAGAACAAATCGCAGATTTCTGTGAGATCTTTGATTCTTAAAAATCGTCGTGCTGCTAAAGACTATGAAGATAAACTTGCTGATTACTTTATCATTACTGATGTGAAGAGAGGTAAAGCATGTTGCATCCCCTCCTCTGAACTTTATAATTTCAAAGATAATGGTGCGGTGATGACTGCAAGTGCCGATCCTGAAGTGTCTGACTTCTTTCTAACAGGTTTTAATTTTCTTGAAGGTCGCGAGCAGACACGGGATTACTTTAAGGAATCTGAAGATTTTGACCTGTCCTTCATCAGATCTCTCTGATCTCTGCTATAATTAAAACACCGAAAGGAAACCAACCATGAAGTGCAAAGTCCAACTATTCAAAGCAGGCACCTTGTTTGAAGAGGTTGTCATTGCTCGCGACTATCAGGATGCTAAAAATGTTGCCACTGCCCGTAATCCTGGTGCTCAAATTGTAAGCGTCACCGCTGTATTTTGATGGGATTTCTTAAACCTTTTATTCCATTTCCTACTATTCTTGATCCTAAACCCAAACATCCACTAGGTTATGTAACTAATGATGGACTCTGGGCTGCAATTCCTTGTGGAAAGAAGTTCGTCATTATACATAATGGCAGTCAAGTAGTAACTCTTAACACTTACAAACAATCCGTTGATTTTATCAACAACCAAAGGAAAACCATTAAAAAGAAGTCAAAAAAATGACCGATAAACACGAAAAACGACGCGATGCACTTGGTCTCTTTTATGAGAGTGTTCTCAAACCAGATCATCAACTTCGTCAATGTGCTCACAATCAAGAGTGTTTTAATGAGTTGATGGAATGGAGAGATGAAATTGTCAGATATTTGGATGAAAGAAGGAATCGGGAGTTTCACTAATGGATTCTCCTCACATAGTCCTATTTGGGACATTTGCGGTAGTAGCATACTTCATTCTAACAGATGAAAATGTTGCTGCCGCTTTCGTGTATGTACTGAAGTTAGTATCTACTAACATTAGACGCCACTGGTGGTGGTTATTGAATAATCCTAAGAATCCTGTGGTAAAATACTTTATATACCGTCATTCTATGCACTTGGCAAAAGAATTGGTGGAAGAAATAAATAAAGACAAAGAAACATAAACATATGTTATCTACGCAATATCGTCTTCGGTTAGAGTTCATTTGCAAATGTATTGCTAACGGAGAAGAGGTAAAACTTGATGATATGATTTGGGCAGAAAAATTGTCTAAGGCAAATACTTCTGCTCGTGAAATGCTTAGAAAGGCACGTCGTGCCGCTGCTAATCCTGATATTCAGGAGGGAAGTATGGATGATTTTATGAATAAGATGGGATTAGGAGACCCCGACCCATCCAATCACAGAACGGGGTTTGATGGTGCTGATGAAATCGTTGATTGGTTTCAACGTGATAAACCTGATGATTGGAGGCAACGTGACTGAAAAGCAAATTCCTTGGAGCAAATTACATGAAATAGCAGACGCATTAGGTGGTAAATTAGTTCACATCACCTGTGTAGATCATACTGGTAAAGACTACAAAAGAATCGTCATCGAATACGAGGAGAAAAAGTAATGGATGCAGTAATTTATTCTAACGGCAACCAAGAGTGTGAACGCGCTAAGGTTCTTTTAGAAAAACTAAATTTTCAGATTCATGTGTATAAATTAAATCAGCACTTTTCTGAAAGAGGTTTTGTTGAGGAGTTTGGTAAAGAAGCAGAATATCCACAAGTGAATGTTGGTTTTAGACACATTGGTGGATTGAAAGAAACATTGAACTATTTTAAGAACAATAATATATTATGAAATCCGTAATCCTTATTGGTTGCTTCACTCCGTTGGCATTGATTTGGATTTTTATGAAACTTTCATTATGGATTTCAGCTGTCAACGACGAAAAGAATTATGTCAGAGCAGAATCCAAAAAACCACACGGACCATATGTGGAAAACCCATATGCAGACGTTGATGAGGAGGAAGAAGAATTTACAAGTCGCACAGATTATCGATGATGCACTTTATCAGTATTATGTGATAGAACGCGGTGAAAAGGTTCCTAACTGGAGATACATAAAAGATGCTGATTGGTGGTTAGAATATCTTGATTCTTTGGGCATTGACAAACGTAATCCATAGTGCTATAATACCATCATAATAGACCTACATCATGGACTACAAACCCTATTCACCAGAGTGGCATCGGAAAAGATACCTGAAAGAGGCGTTAGATAATTATTTTGATGATTGTGTTGAAAACGAAGTTATCTATGGTGATATGATGGACATTCTTTCTGCAAGAATGTCTACTGCTGTAAATGAGGTAAATAAAGTATTGGACCTTAAGGATAAATTTAAGCTCTCTTAATGAATTTTATTCTAAGTATTCTCTTTGCCGTTACTTTGTGGGTGCAAGTTCCACAATGGGATGATGATTGGACTAACTGTGCCGTTGATGTCCCTGATACATCTTGTCATTGGTATATCGTTAATGCAGACAACACCTTTGGTGAAGGATTTGACTGGGAAACAGCACCATGGTATTCTATAGAAGGTCTTCAAGATATTGCAAATTTACATGACAATGTTATTGAATCTGGGCATCAATACACGATGAAAGCACTTCAAGATAGTGAATGAAAAAATTATTTGACACCCAGTTTTACATTCATTTTAGAGCACCAAATGCTGATGAACTAATTTCTTTTCTTGATGAGAATAATGAAATCGACAATGATGTGTTTAAGTGGGGAAAAAATTGCATTGTTGATAGAATCCCATTAAGTTCAACTCCAGATGTAGTTGAACTTCTGACACCATCAATGATTAAACTTGCAAATGAGTTAAATCACAAAGGTAGTTTCTTTCTATTTGATCCGTGGATTAACGTCTATAATGAATACTCACATCAGGAAGTGCATGAACATGTTAGGAGTGATATGTCTGCCGTATTCTTTATGAATCATGGAGAAAATTTCTCTCAATTTTACTTTAGAGATAGATTTAGTTGTTTTTTAAGTTCAAATGTGAGAAAGGTGCTTAATTACAATGATACTCAGGTACTTACTGACATTAGTGCTGGTGATATGATATTCTTCCCCAGTAACTTCTATCATGGTGTAAATCCCCATAAAAGTAAAGAGGTAAGAAAAACTTTATCATTCAACTTTAATTTTGAATTTAATGACTCCTAAACTAATTACTCCAGACGACCCTCAGTATTTTACACAATCGTCTGATGAAATCTATGATAGGCATAATTATAAGATTGTGTCTAAATCTGGTGAATCTATTGTGATTGATAACTGGGAAACAGTTCAAATGACATGGTTTCAAAGAAGTGCATTTCTCTCACACATTGAAGTGCTAGATAAAAAGGAGACTAAAGGATTCAAATGAGTGTTCAGTTTCGTAAGCATCGGGTGTTTCGTGAGACTCCCGATGTTGTGTTCTATGACATTAGTGTAGATGATTCAAACGCATCTGATCTTGTGGTACATGAAGGACCAGCAGTATCACCACCAGATGATGTCATCGGTGCAAAACAGTTCTATATCCACCATCATCAAGTGGACCATAATCGTGTCCTCTCAGGTGAAAGAACTTTTGAACTTGTGAACTTTGATTGGAAGTTTCCCTACCATATTGTTCACATGAACCGTAAGAGTGGAGCACTGGTAGTTCCTATCGGAACATATCATCGTAGCATCTCAGGTGCCGATGGTTCTATTGTAATCAATCAAGCAGTTAGAGATGATGAATTTGATCCAGACACAGAGTTTATCCCTGTAAGTGCTGGAAACAATCCCGAACTTTATCGGGTACTTGTCCACGAACAACCTGTAATTCATGACATTGGAGAGTAATGCCGACAAAAAAGACCTCTACGAAGGCATCTGGGACAAATACTACAACTCCGAAAGCGAAGGCAAAGAGTTCAAAGACTACTTCTACGCGCCAGAAGAATACGGCACCTGGCAAACCCAAGGCAAAAACAACAACCAAAGCGAAGAAACCTTCATCAACACCTGTGAAGAAACCTTCGGTAAGAAAAACTGCCACGAAGAAACCTACATTCAAGAGGAAGGAACTTCCGATTGGTGAGTTGCACCCATTTTCAGCATTTCCTTTTAGATTAGAGTATCAAGATGGAAAAGACAAACGAGTCTGTCACTTCGAGTGTGAACAACACAGAGATAAACACATCGCCAGATATAAACTTAGAAGAGGAAGTTACGCCATCGACAACCTTACCTAAAGATCCTATCATCCCATCTCTTATGTTTCTTGGGGTGATACTTGCCACATTGAGTGTTATTGTGCTAGGATACTTCAAAGGTAACATGCACTTGCTTACCACACTTAAAAACGCTAGGGAGTTTTATTCATGACTACCAGACAATTTGTATCCAATAAAGGTGATACTTGGGAGTGGGAAGAAACGCCAGAAGTTACTGCTGCTGTGGCACAACTTCAAAAGACAATTAAACAAACCGAACGACAAATTGCAAACCTTAATCTGAAGCGACCTCATGAAAGACAAACCAATAACAGTTGAAGACTACGAAAAGTATGGTAAAGAGTTCTTTGACAAATACTTTTGGATTGCTAAAGAACTTGGTGACAATGCTAGAGCAGAAGACATTCTAAAAATTATGGAAAGTCTTGGTAGCGTTGTTATAAAAAAACGCTCTGAAGAAGAGGGTAAAATTGGACCTTTCGGATTCATTCGTGAATTGAATGATGATGGAGCACCTGTAATTGATTCTCCTGATGATGCGCCAGCGGGAACAGTTGCAATTAAAACTAACAGACAATGGGCTGCATATGAACTCTGAGGCACAACGAAAACCACGATTGGAAGATTCTCTTGGTGGTACTATTGAGAAGGATATTCCTGATGATGTAGAATGGATTGATGATGCGTTTTACATCAAAAAAACACGTTTTGGATTACATACCAGTATCTTAAAAAATCCATTGGGAGCACATTTTATTACTGCTCAAGAATATGAAGGATGTTTAATTATTTCACGTTGGCATCTGAAATGTTTGCAAGATGGCACACTTCAAGATTATACTCGTGTTATCAATGATGGCGTCGTTAGTGGTAAGTTGTGATTCGTAAGTTTCATATTTGGTTATGGGGTGTTGTGATGGAAATTGAGTATGCGTTGTATCCCTGGAAAACATCAACACCCCCATCCTGGGCAATAGAGAGATATAATCTTCCTGATCATTTTGATGATGAGTTAGATGAAATCATTTACAAGCAGTGGATTAAAGCACATGACGAAAAAATCAGTCGTTTGCAAACCGAGATGATTACTATTCAACGTGAGATATATAAACTTCGGGGTGAATTAGAACAATGTACGAAGAACTAAATTGTTTTGAAGAGGCACTGAAACACTTTGGCACTCGTGTTGAAGTTATCTGTGCTTTGGAGTTTTCAAACAGATTATCATCTGAAGATGCTTATCGGATGATTAAAGAGGAACTTAAAGAAGTTAAAAAATGTCGTAAACAGTTTAAGAAAGATGGATGTAGATGATGGTTTGAAAATTACTCAAAATGAAGATAAAACTTTCACTCTTGAATGGGATAAAGAAAATCCTAAATGGAGTTTCTTGAATAATTTGACAAGTAAAGAAATTACTGCTATTATTGAAGAAGCAGTCCGAATGGATGTAAATGGACCTCTATCAGAAGGTTGAAAAAGTAATTAAAGAGCATATTGAAGAACATCAATTAGAAGTTCGTAAAGGTAAAAAACTTCTAAGTAAACTTGATATTGTTCGTTGCAATGCACCAACAGAAGATTATTCTTTTGACCTTACAGCAACTGGCGAAAAATTGCAACATTCATCATATTACTATGATTATGATCGTAATGACCTAACTAGAACAAATCCTTTTGAAATCCCAGATTATACAGAACTTTAATGGCACTATCTAAGCAAACTCTAGATTATCTTTTAGAAGCAGAATCACATATGAGAGCAGCAATTAAATCTGCTGCTGTTAATGAGAAACCTTTAGTTGTTAAGCAACTTGCACAACTTTTATTAGATATGGAGCAGTGTAAAAAGTTTGATGAAATTATGGATATGCTCGAAGATCGTGAAGATGGAAGTAGTGGAAAGTTTGGTCCATTTTTTACTGGTGATTGAGAATTGTAACGCAATCCCAAAGAAAATCTTAAGTTGCTAACTAATTTTACGCGGTAACGCTAAAATACATTAGTACAGGACAAGAACTCATGACTCTTCCTCAAAACGGTAAAAAACTTAGTAAAATTGAAGAGCAAAGCATGGAAATTGCCCTAAAAGAATCGGGAATCGTAGCAATTCATCCTGAAAGAATGGAAGCACTTGCCGATTTTATGGTTGAAAAGTTAAAGAATACACACGAAAACCCACGTCCTTGGCGTACTGGTGGCGCTTTAGAAGAATAAATAGTAACATCGCTTTACAAAATATGCTAATGGATAGCATCGAACAACATATCGCAAAGGATAAAGAAATCCTTCACGATCCTACAGTATCTCCACAAATGCGCCGCCATATTGAAGGCGAATTGCACGACTTAGAAGAGTATGTGGAGCATAATAAAGAAGAAATTGAGCAGGGTGACCATCACGATCCCACTGCACTTGAACTATATTGTGACCAGAACCCATCAGAACCCGAATGTCTGGTTTATGATGACTGAGTGTGACAGTTGAATAAGTGGCACAAGGGGGGTTTGAGACCCCCCTTTTTCATGTATATTAGATGAGTGGAGGGGAGACCCGACACAACAACCACGAGAGGCAAACAGTAAGAGGGAGCGACAAACTGCTCTCCGCCTCTCTTACACTTTTTTCTTAATCATGGGCACCCGTTCCCGCATCGGCATCCAACTTCAGGACAACAGCGTCCTGTCAGTCTACTGCCACTATGATGGTTATCCTGAGTTCAACGGTCGCGTTCTTCGGGATCACTACAACACCGTCGAAAAGGTAAAAGAACTGATTGACGGTGGTGATATGTCCTGCACCTGGACTAATGCAGGTTGGAACAATGAAACTCTGGAAGAATCTGGTCCTCTTCACTATACTTCGCGTGGTGAGTCTCTGGAGAGTAATGCACCACGATATGATGAAAGCATCTTTGATTTCCTTGAAAAGGAGAACAATGAAGAGTATGCTTACATTTGGACAGTCAATAACAAATGGGTCTGCACAAAGATGAACCAGTTTGAAGATGATAAGCAACCTGAAAAGGTTGAGATCCCTGCTGGTTCTATGAGTGATAAGTGATGAAAATTACTACTGAAGTTGTCGAACAGTTTATCCGCGAAGAGATTGCGGAACCAACAGTAGACCGAACAGTCTATCGCAGTTGGTATAAGTATGCCAAGGAAACTGGTAAGTTTAATCTTACTAAAGGATACGCACCAGGATTTTGCAGACTTGCCAGATTGGCGGGGATGAGTATCAATGAGGAATTTGGATTTGATGTTATCAAAATGTTTTTTCCTGGAATCTGGCGGCACAATGAAATTGTGCAGTTCAGAGAATGGGACAAAGACTTCACATCAACCACTTGACAAACTGGCACACAGGGACGCTTAGGTGTCCTTCTATGCCCCTATAATACGTTCATTCGCAATCAACCAATGACTGCTTCATTTGCTGACTACTGCGCCACTGCTGACGCTCGCAAACAACTTATGCACAATGTAGAAGAATGGTCTGAAATGCTCTGTATTGCTCTTGAGCATAACTATATCGATGAAGCAATTCGTCGTCAGAAGTTCTTTGCCACTAATAATAGTGAGAAAGAGTTTCATGAGAAGCAGATTGAAAAAATTCGCAATGGTGAGAAGTATAAGTTTGAAATGGAGACTGGTCGTAAGTATCATAAAATTGTTATGATTACTGATGGTGGAAACCGTTCTGTTCACTGCTTCGTTGATAAGAAGACTGGTGAAGTTTACAAGGCAGCATCATACAAGTCTCCTGCCAAAGGTGTACGCTTTGACTTGCGAATTATTGAACAGCGTGAGTGGGTTTATGAGCATTGTGATTGGGCAGGTGGTTATCTTTACAAGAACTGAGGGTTAAATGGAAGTAAAATACCATGAGGAAAGAATACCATTTGTTGTCATAGATGGATTCTATGATAAGGATGAGCAGTCTGAAATCATGGTAGAACTTGATTATCTTTGCACTGAAAGGAGGTTAATTCCTCCTTTCAAGGATAAGTCTGGTGCATCAGAGAATGATAAAAATATAAAAAATGTTGGTTGTTTGTATCTTGAGGATTTTTATAGAAAGAGACAACACTCCAGTATATTAACAATATCTGATAGATTATTTTCAGATGGTTATTCTATAATTCATAATCATCCACATTGGTATTTTAATCTGGATTCAATCAACAATCATCATACGCACATTTTATATTATGAAGACACTAATGAATATCCTGCCCATCAAGATACATGTAGATTTACTGTAGTAACTTATTTTTATAGAGAACCTAAAAAGTTTGAAGGTGGAGATTTACAATTCACAGATCATCAGATTCAAGTTGAATGTGTGAATAATCGTATCATTGTATTTCCGTCTATGCTGAATCATCGGTCAACACCTGTTAAAATGTTGGAGAACGACACCCAAACCAAAAATGGAAAGTTCTGCATTACTCACTTCCTTGAACATACATCTTGACTTCTAAAGAAAAACTCTTATTTGTTTCATCATTCATTTGGTTTCTCCACTGGGGCACATGTCTAACATTTACCATTCTGGATACGGTTATTCTAAAATCCTCTGTGAGGATGTTACCTCTTGGTTTCTGAATAACTTCCTTCCACGCCACAAAATCTCTGTTGATATTATTCACAAGGGATTGAAACGTGAGCAAGTTGTTGGTTATTGTGATGTCGTGGGTAAGACTTATCGCCCACGTCACTTTTTGATTGAACTTCAATCAGATATGGACAAGGAAACTTATACTAAGACTCTTCTGCATGAATTGGTTCACCTGAGACAGTGGGTCCGTGGTTCCCTGCATTTTAAGAGTGGAAAATTGTGTTATTCACAAAAACCTGTGGAAAATTGGGACTATGAGCATCAACCACATGAAATTGAGGCACGAGAGGAAGAAGAAAGGTTATATGATTGGTGGATGACTGATAATTTTGGTGTGCCAGTCGAGAAAGTGTCCCATGAGTTCACCAACCGTCTGTGTCCTGCTGTATGATTACGGAGTAATCAACAGAGACCAATGATCACCAACAAAGCATACATGCTCAGGATCATGAAAAACTGCGAATACGCAGACACTCTCACCCGTGAAGAAAAGTTTCAAGTCTTCTGCAATGTGTGTGACAACATGCTCAAAGAAGGTAGAATGACCAAAGCAACCCACAAGCGTTTCACGGAAATCTGGTGATGAAACTGTCAACCAATCAAGTCTACGCTAGGTTGAAAACTACTGACTTCAGTGGTTTTCAGAAACCTGGCAAAAATAAGGGTGAACGTGGTCAACTTCTGGAGACTGCGCTGGGTGTTGCTAACAGCAGCAATCTGACCGATCTTAGTGATGGTGAGATTAAATCTTTCACTGTTGGTGAGAGTATTGCCGTCACGATGTTGAATCATTGTCTTCCAGATATTATTGACAATTCGTTGGAGTTTGAAGAGAGTAAAGTTGGATTGAAACTTGCACAAACTGTTTATGTTGGTTTCAGTCGTGATAATGAGTATATGGGTGTGAAAATTGTGAATGAAGAACTTGACTCACTTCATTATCAACAACTGGCAGAAGATTACGGATATATTTCTGCACAAATTAAGAGCGCATATGTGAATGGTGGCACACTTCATACTATCAACGGACCCAATAAAGTTCTGCAAATTCGTACTAAAGCAGGAAAGGATAGGTATGGTAACTATAAACCACTGTGCTATAATGGAGTTGAGTTGAAGGATAAGTATATGGCATTTTACTTAACACCAAGTTTCGGAAAAGAGGTTCTCAAATGAGTGTAACTGCACTTCAAGCGTTGACTGCAAACACAGGTAATCGTAAAGATACCTGGAATACACCTGTTGAATTTGTTGGTGATGTTGTTAAGTTCTTCGGCGGTTCTGTTGACCTTGACCCCTGTTCGGATGATGCAGATAATGGTAACGTACCTGCGAAGAAAGTTTATACTGAAGAAACAAATGGTTTAGCACACGAATGGATTGCTGATAGTGTTTTTATGAATCACCCATATTCTAATAGTAAGGAATGGGTGCCATATGCTGCACAGCAGTATGAATGTGGAAATGCAAAAGAAATGGTTCTTCTCATTAAGTTGGATGTTTCTACGAAATGGTGGAACTCTGTAGCAAAATATCCGTGGATTGCTGTAAACAAAAGATTGCGTTTTGGTGCTGCTGCGAGTGCTGCACCATTTCAGTCTGCCATCATCTACCTAGGAAAAGACAAAGAGCGATTTAAGGAGATTTTCGGCAAGTATGGGCATATGTATGTGCCAGTAGCCTAACTGTCCACTACAGCGTCCCCTGGTGGGGTTTCTACGATTATACTGACTTCAGTTCAAACAAAGGCAATGATTCGCCGCCACGCCACTGCTGAAGACTTCCAAAACTGGGAGAACAAGGCAAAGTCAATGACCGTTGCTGAACTGATGTATGTTGCAAAGGAGTGCCGTGAGGTTGCTTCCTTGTGGCGTGGCGTGGATGGCATGGTAGAGGGATTCTACGATGACCAGGCATCCACTTACGGAACTGTCCTCCGCCGTCGCCAACTGGCGGCAATCTGACCTATAGTAACTTCAGTTCAAACAAACCAATGACCAACCTTTACTACGTTGCCTGTCCTGCTCTCGGTGAGAGTGAGGAGATGACCGATCTGGATCGTGCAATGGACATTTGTTACTCTATGCACGAAGAATCCGACTCTTATGCTTACATTCGTGATATTCACGGTAACATCGTCGGTGAATACGGTGATGTTATGGAAGCAGTCGATTCCTGCCTGATTTGATTCACTTTTTCTTGTAACTTCATCCCATTCTTATCATGAATTCCAAGCAACTTGACCAGTTCAAACTTAACTACGCTGAGATGATTGTTGAGGGTATGGATATGGATACGCTAATCACATTTGCTGTTGAGAGTATTGAACAAAACATTAAGGATTGGGATGAAGATGATGTGAAGGAGGAGATTCTGGAGTATTATGGTGAAGAAACCCTGATGGATTTGATGCCTGAGTCACCACAACCAATGACAGATATTGGTGCTCTGGAAGCAACTGCAAACGATTATGGAGTGGGCAAATGAAGTTTCGTGTTACTGAAATTGATTTTGATTTTGATGATAGCATCGGTGAGTTTCCTGTAACAGAAAAACAGGAGATTATTGATGAGGTTTTGTCAACAACTTGGGATGCTGATGATAGTGAAGATCTTGTAGAAGAGATTACTGCATCTACAGGTTGGTGCGTTAATTCTATTGATTACATCCACATTCTTTCTTGATATGAAAAATCTCCACTTGCAACATCCTGAAGATTCTATTCTCACGGGCGACCTTTCTGTCCTTGATTGGTTCACTGAATCAGCATACGTTTCTGTGAAGATGGATGGATGCCCTGCGATTGTGTGGGGAACTGATCCTGCGACTGGTACATTCTTTGTTGGTACAAAAGCAGTATTCAACAAGAGAAAGATTCGTATTGCACACTCTCATGAAGAGATTGATGTGCATTATGAAGGTGAAGTAAGGGATATTCTCCACGATTGTTTTGATTGTCTGCCACGCACTGATTGTATTTTTCAAGGCGATTTTATTGGTTATGGTGGAGATGACACATATAAACCTAATGCAGTTAAGTATGTTTTTCCAGAACTTGTTCGTGAAAGTATTATCGTAGCACCACATACAATATATGTTGCGGAGAATGATCTTCGTGATGCTGTAGCATCTTGTATGGTTCTTGCACCTAAGAGCAATAAAGATGTGCTGTTCGTTAAACCTGATGCGTGGTGTGAAGATGATTCGTTTGAAGATATTATCAACTTTGCAAGGCAAATGTCACAAATGTGTGAGTTTGTAAGTGATAGTAAAGCACGACAGATTGAGAAGGTCATTAACACTTTCGTAAAAATCGGTGCCGAACTGGACGCGGAGGCACTTGCCATCGCTGCCGACTGTGACGTGAACTTGATGCGTTTTTGGAAACTTGTATGGACGATTAAGATGGACAAATTGTCACTTTGTGCCAATGATGGTCCTTTTGCTTATCTTGGTAAGAAGTATATTGTTGCTGAAGGTTATGTTTTGTCTAATGAATATGGTTCTTACAAATTAGTGAACCGTCAGCAGTTCTCACAATATAATTTTAAGCATGGACGGTTTGCAAACCGTCCCTGACGACCACTGGGGCAGCATTGCCTGCCCTACACTAAGTTCAGTTCAAACAAAGGCAATGCCTCATTCAATCTATCACGGGATCCATTCAATCACTCACAGTGATTTTTACTACAAGACTCCTGATATGAGTGATCCTCGTGCTATTGAAGTCTCTTGGATTATTGAAACAGAAAGTGGCAAACAATTTGGAATATCTTTTGGATATAGTAGTGATAAGCGTGTAATCAGTGCGATGAAAAAGTCTATTGATGGTTTCATTTCTGCAACTCCTGTTTATCGGGATGAATTATTCGCTACTGATATTATTGAACGTCGTTCAAGGTGTCATTATTATGGTTTCAAACAAGCAGGTATCAATGTTCCTGATCCTAATCATGAAACAATGATTTTTGGTGGACCTGCACTGACAGTTCGGGAACTGGCACATGCTGCCTGATTCTGCTCCCATTTGACCCTATACTAACTTCAGTTCAAACAAATCAATGGACACCTACAACGACTACATGGACACCGTTCTCCAGGAAATCATGGAGATGCCTGCTGAAATCTATGACATTCCTGAGATGCAGCAGGAAGAGAAGTTTGATGTAGAAGGTTACATCAACGGCAACACCGACTACTGATCTGCTACAATTCACTCAGTTCAAACAAAACAATGTTCTCTCCCGCATCCCGACTCAGTGACCGCTCCCGCGTCTGGGTAGAGCGTTCAGTCTACGAAGGCGTAGACAGTGCCATTGATGCCCTTTTCGGTCCTTCTGCTGGACGTGAAGCATGGCAGATTGCTGCTGACAATGGTGCTCGCTATTCTGATGAAGCACTGGCACGAATCCCTGACTTTGAGGACAACTGACAGACTGGCACAAGGCACCGCCACCACGCTCCATTTCATTCTATACTGACTTCAGTTCAAACAAACCAATGACTGACGACCAACGGGTTGAAATGATTGAAGAACAATGCGAACACATTATCGCATTGTGTGAAACTTACGTTGAGGGTGACCGACTCGAAGACGTAGGTAACATTCGTGCTCTGTATGAAGAGTATGGTGAATGGTTAGATACCTTCAATGGTATGCCACAAGCACCAGAACAATACATCACAATGTGGTCTCCTAATCTCATGAGGAACTGAAAATGACTATCACCACTGCTACTTCTGCCGACTGGGTTGACTTCTGGGAAAACGAAATGCCTACCACTGTTGAAATGAATCAAGAACAAATCACTGCAATGCTGACTGTTTCCGAACAGATTCAGGAACAAATTGAGATTGCTGGCGAATTGTGGGAGTTAAGTGACTTTGAAGTTACTGCTCTGTGTGGTATTGTTGCTGACGCATTTGCTGAGAAAGGTATTAAGATGGAGGCACTTGTTTGATGCAAACAACGACTGCAACTTATTCAATCTCAGTTACAACTGATGATGAAAACATCATCACATTTTACAAGACAATGCCAACGCGACCAACAACACAAAAGGGGATCAAATCACAGAACACAAAGTTATCTAAATGGGTAGAAAAAACCTATCCTAACTTCACATCCTACGAAATTTCTCCTCTGAACTGATGAACTACACACTCCAACAACTGAAAGATCGCGTCAACACTCTCATTGAACAACAGGGAGAAACTGCATACTGTGCGGCATGGATTTACACCAAGGAAGATTGCCATTTGAAGGATGAAGATGGTGAGATTGATTATGAAAACAATGTAGAAGATCCTGAAGTCATTGACCGTATCTTTGATGATGTAGGCAACATTGATTACATCTATCAGGTGATTCAAGAGTGTGTGGATGAAGTAACTGAAGAGCAGGTTATGTTACAACAGCAGGAGATGGTTTGATGACACCACAACTTGAAATGCACGTTAATGAACTTGAAAAAAGCATTATTGCACTGTCAAAGCGTAAGTTGAAACTTCTCCAAGAAGTCAACGACATCAACGAAACCATTTCTTTTCTTCGCAAACAGCAGGAGGATCTTCTCAATGTGCACGAATAAAATCAGCAAGTTTGACATTGAGACTATCATTGAAGGATTACAAGATGCCATCAATGTTTGTAATACCGCACCAGAGAATCCAAAGGAGCAGGGTTATCCTTATGCAGCAGGATATTCCAGGGCAGCAATGCAAACAGCGATTGAAAATTTACAGACTTTAATGTACGTTCAAGCACAACATGATATGGAGTGTGGTTAGTGGTATAATTAGTGATGTAGAGTTTAAGTGAGTAGAATGACTCAGGAAAAGAAAGTGTCACTGAATGTTCAAGAGATTGGAGTTTTACTTTCTGCTTTACAA